GCATCGTTTCCAAGAAGCCTAAAGTGTGTCACCTGCCAGTTCTCAAGCATTTGATTGCCCTGAGTGATCCAGCGGTACCTGACTGCCATCGGATCCTTTGGATCAAATCCCTCCTCTCGCTCGATCTCTGAGATTGAGATAGGAATGCAGTTGATCACTCCGAACTCAGGAGAAACGTCGTTGAAGAGGAAGAAGTCACCGTACTTGCAGAGATTTCTGACCCACATGACCATATTGAACTCGACGTTCAGTGTGTCATAGAATAGGCTCTCAAGTAGCTCCTGGATCTTCCTGTTGTCTGAGTAGATGTGTAGAATTCTACCATCTGTTCCCGGTGAGACAGTCTCCTCAGCGTATATGTCAAGTGCAGAGGCTATCTCAGGAGTTGACTCCATCTCACTGAAGTCTGAGTATCTCGACATCCTATCGAAGGCACCGTAGGCGGACAGTGTGCTGTTGTAGACATCGCTGTGTGCGGCCTTAAATACCTCTAGGGCGGTGGAGGTGGATCCTGTCTTGCTCCCCATGCCCTTGACGCGGCGCCGTATGACAGGGCCGGACCTAAAGAGCTTGGTGAGCCTTCCAAATAAGTTTCTATTAGTGTTGTCTGCCATTTCTGCTTCTAAGTATCAGTGCCATTGTAGACAGGCCACAGGCAACATAAACTATCTAAAGAGCCAGGCAGTGTCACCGTAGGGATGCATGCTGCCAGAGTTGTAAGGCATGTCAGATGCGATAAAGGGTGCGAAGGGATTGTATATCTTGCCGGCCCAGGGGTTGATAATTGTATCCTTGCTCGTGACATTAGTGGCAAATCCTGCCAACATCGCCTTGTTGAGCGTGCTGGTCATATTGTTGTGTGTGGGTGAGGCATCGTATAGCCACACACCAATCGCCAACGACATAATCAGGTCGTCATTCTTCCCCTTCTGCGCCTGCGCCTTTGCTCCTGTCCAGATGAAGGTCTTGAGCTCATTGTAGAGCCTCGACGAGTATATTCTGACACCACCTGTCCTCAGCACCTCCTCGAGCTTAGTGAGGATCTGCGCCCTAGACTGGCCTGAAGTCGTGAATCCTGCCTTTGAGATGTCAGTCTCTCCTGTGCTGTAGAGAGCGTTGAACTTGTCCCTCTCGCTCTTGAAGTACAGGTTCTTGTATCCTAGGTCACGGAGCTTCATATTCACGGCGTAGCCGTACGTGTTGTTCTCAGCGCATATAACTGCGTTGTTGTATCTCTTGCCTGCCTCGGCAAGTATTACTGCGAACTGATCAGGTGGCATCTTACCCTTGTACTCACAGACGACCTCAGACTCATTTGTGTCTATGACATGGAACGCTGAGTAGTCTGCGGAGTCTCCTCTGGCGACGTCTGCTGATATGATGTATTTGTGCTCAGACAGAGCATACTTCCACACCCACACTGCCATCTCTGGACCCCACTTCTCTATGGGGTTTCTAATCCCGAAGCTCAGCTTCTCAATGTCCTCGCTGCTGAAGTAGGTGTCACCGGAGGATGAGAAGTCGCAGAGGAGCTCCTGTGCTATCTGCTTCTGAGTGAAGTTTCGGCTCTCGTTGTCGAACCACGTCTGATCGTGCTCCGGGTGCACATCCCACGGTAGCTTAATGGGGTGAAACTCATTCTCTCCCGACTCAGCCTTCACCCACAGGTCGTAGTACTGCCCACCCATGCCGTTCGGTGTGGAGAGGATGATGGCGCGGCCGCCTGTTGAAATCGTGGGGTAGAGTGATGTCCACAGCGTGTCAAAGTTTCTAACGAAGGCAGCCTCATCAACGATAAGGAGAGAAAGCGCCTCAGATCTGCCTGCGTCCTCCGACGTTGGGATGGCCTTGATGGATGAGCCGTTGCTAAGCTCCACAGCCTGCCTGTTGTCAATGTTCATCTCAGGAATCAGGAGCCACTTCGGCATGGACCTAAGTGCCACCTTCACCTTCTTAATGAAGTTCTGCGCGACTGCCAGTCGGGTCGCAATGATCAGGATGTTCTTGTCCTTGTAGAACGCTGCCAGCCAGACAGCGTATGCAGCTGCAACTGTGGAGATACCTAACTGCCTGGACTTTAGGATGATATTGAATCGATGCTTAATAAAGTCATTGATGCACTCATCCTGAAATGGATATGTGCTAAAGGGTATTAGACCTTTCGTCGGATGCTGGATCTTGATGTACTTGTTGATGAAGTACACCGGATCCTTGCCACAACGAATGATCTCCTTGATCTGAGCCGGCTTGGATGTGATTGTCATCCTGAGATTGTATCAATCTATTTCTAGGACGTGTACCCTTCTGTAGTACGCAACCTTCCGCATTGAGAGGGCGGATATCAGCTCAACAGAGTCGTTGCTCTTCACTTCCTTGAGCTTCACTGACTCACCTGACATCTCCTTGACGTCCTTCTTGAGAGCTGTGACCATCTGCCCAAGATATGACAGGGACTCCTCAGCGAGCTGCGCCATCTGCATCTGCATGCTTCGCTCCTCGGCGTAGTGAAACACCGTGGTGTATTTGAGCGTGAGGGTATTGCCTGAGAAGGCGGCAGTTACGGACCTTGTGCCCGATGGCGACCCGGACTTTCCGTATGTCGTATTGCAGAGCGTGCTGAGGGCATCGTGTCGACTCATCATTTGACTTTTCTCCTACACTTACCTGTGTAAGTATGACGCACGAGACATCAGCTGCTGCCTGAATGCCTCTATTTCTTCAGAAGTGGGCCTGCTTCCTAATTTCCAGGCGTCTAGGTTCCTGAAGACAAAGTGGTCCTGACAGTCTGTGCAGCACTCGTACTCCTCATACGAGAGGACATCGCTCACATCTCTCAGTGTCAGGCGGCACACAGGACAGTCGTGGGGAATTATGTCACTCATGCACCACTCTCGCATTCATGTCCTTCTGCTCGATATCGAGGACATTGTCGACTGCGTCCTTGACAGCGTCAACGTGGGATATCACGAGGATTGACTTAAACCACCTCTTCAGGGAGTTGAGGAGGCGCGTGCAGGCCTCCACGTTCATGTCATCGAGGGCACCAAAGCCCTCATCGATGATTAGGAAGTCTGACTTGGGGAGCGTGGTGGTATTGATGAGTGCCACTCTAATTGCTAGTGAAGCCATCATCTTCTCCATGCCAGATCCGCACTCGATGATTCGCTTGGAGTCACCGTAGTTCAGGTAGATCTCCATCTCATTTGTGTCCGGGTCAGCCTCCAGCTCAACTGTGAAGCCAGTGACACCCTGGAGTATCTTTGCGATCTCCACGTTGATCGCAGGAAGCTGGACGGACATAATCTTGAGTGGTATCCCATTCTTAGAGACAGCTGCTATAAAGAGCTCGTAGATCCTCCAATCAGAGATGAGCTTCGCAAACTTGTCCTTCTCGGACCTTGTCCTCTCGATCTTGGAGTCGAGAGTGCCAATGTGCTGCGCGTGATTTAGGCGGGAGGCGTCCTTCTGATTCACCTCAGCTGTGAGGTCGGCGATGAGCTTCTTGGCGATTCTAACACGCTCCGCCTCCTCGGTGTCAGAGACGCGCATCTTCATGGAGGACAGCTCCTGGTCCAGGTCCTTGATCAGCGTCTTGAGGTTCATCAGGCGGCTTGACATCCTGCCGGACTCAAGCTGCTTCGATGATAGTGACACCTGGAGGTCCCGCTCGCGCTCGAGGACGCCGTTGTACTTGTCGATCTTCTCCTTGAGGTTCTCCTTGTCCATTGAGTCCAACGACTTTCTCATGGCGCTCAGCTTATCGATGAGCTCAGTGGCAGCGCGCTCATGCGCCGGAAGATGCTCCTTGCTCTCGTGCGAGGTCTTAATGAACTTGCACTTTGGGAAAGAGTCACCGCATGGCACCTCCTCGAGCAGCTTGAGGGACTTCTTGTGGCCTGCGATGCTGCTCTTCTCTGTCTCGAGCATGTGCTTCATCTGCATCATGTTTCTCTCGAGGTCCTGCCTCGCATCGTACCGTGATCGAAGATCTGCTATAGGAAACTGCTGCTTGAGCGCAGAGATTGACGACAGCTTCTCCTCGATCGATGAGATCTCGGCAGTGATCTTGCTGAACGTCTCCTCTGCTGCAGAGAGCTCTGAGTTCCTCTTCTCTAGCTCTGCCTCCTTCTCGACGACATCCTGTGAAGTCACTAGCGACTTGCTGCCTAGCGTTGCCAGATCGATCTGGGACTTCTGGAGCTTCATGCGCAGGACCTCAAGGTCCTCCTCGATCCTCACACGATCCTCAGTGTGCTTCTGCCTCTCGTCCGTGAGCTCCTTGATGATGACATCCCAGTCACGATCGGGAACATTGACCAGGTTCGCCTTGATGGCAGAAGCGTCCGACTTTGCCAGCGCGCTCATCTCATCGAAGATCTCAAGGTCGAGGAACTTGGTGAGTATGGTCTTTCTCGCTGAGGCCTTGTGCCTAATGAAGTTGTTCATCTCGCCCTGGGATGCGAGAGACGTCAGGAGGAAGTCATCTGAGGTTCCGACAACAGCGCGTAGGAACTTCTCAGTCTCACGACGCTGCTCACCGTTTAGGTCCTTTGTGACGCTTCCATTCTCATCCAGCTCATAGAAGTTGAGATTTGTCACAGCGCTCTCGGTGCCGTTCTTGTTGTTCTTTCGAACAGACTGACGCTCGAGTCGATAGAAGCTACCGTTGGCTGCGAGGTCGATCTTCGTCTCGCAGTGGCCCTTTCGCATGTTGATCACGTGGAGGTTGCTCATGGCTCCGCGGTCTGTGGAGTTGTAGAGGCCGTACATGATCGTGCCTGGGATCGATGACTTGCCGGCCCTATTCCTTCCAAATATGCCGGTAATTCCCCTGAGGTTGTCGAAGTTGATGATGTTTCCCTTGCCGTAGGAGAACATGTTGTCAAACTCTAATCTCTTGATGGACCACTTGATGTTCCTTATGCAGTCTCCGTGGGAGGCGGCGCCGAAGTACTTCTGGGTCAGGGCCTCAAGCCGCTTCCACTCCTCCTCAGTGAGCTTTGCTCCCGAGTAGAAGTCGCGCATCAGCTTCGTGTGGGTCGAAAGCGTTCGAAGGTCCTCGGGCTTGTACTGGTTGTCGGCGACAGAGATCGTGGAGATGTCCTGCTCCTGATCGTTCTTGAAGACGATCTCTGTGGCCTTCTTGATGCCACGCAGCTCACCGAACAGCTGCTTCATCTCGGCGTGCGAGATAGGAGTTGTGGTCCGAATCCGGAACCTCGACATGTCAGGGTGCTTCATGGCAGCCTGAATCGTGGAGGGAATGTCACCGCCCCACTCGATTGTCACGTAGGGCTGCTTGTGGGGAATGACATGGAAGGTGGACTTGTAGGTGTCCCTATCGTCAATCTCCCAGAAGAGGAATCCCTTTCCTGTGGTCTCACCGAAGTTCTGCTGGATGGTGGATCCAGGATACGCCACGCGGTTCTCGGTGTCCATGTACTGGAACTTGTGGATGTCGCCGAGGAAGGTGAAGTCGTAGGGCTTAAAGAACTCTAGGTCAGTGTCGGCCTCGAGGTACCAGTCGACGTCCGTCCTCGATCCCCTAACAGAGCCGTGGAACGTGGCGATGTTTACCTCACCTGGAACGGGCTTCACGTTAGGCCACCCCTCCTCGTCAAAGCAGGAGAAGACGCACCAGTTGAATCCAGGCACGCCAGTCGGATAGACGCCTGACTCCTTGTACAGGTGCAGCCTTGGATTTCCCAGCGCGTTCACAATGGGTGTGATGGCGTCCTGCCTGTCCTTGTTGAGGATCAGGCCGTCGTGGTTGCCCAGGATGATATGCGTGGGAGCGATCTTCGCCATCTCAGTGAACCACCAGTTGAGGCAGTCAATGAGCTCAGGCGATATGCCTTGCGTCTTGGAGTGCACAATGTCGCCGCCAATGAAGATGACGTTTGGGTCCATCTCGCGGACCATGTCGAACATGGCGCTAAAGGTCTCGCGGTACTCATCATGCCTAGAGAGGCCTCGCCAGTGTATGTCGCTTAAGTGAACGCAGCGTAGTTTCAAGTTGTCTCCTGTCATAGTATAGACCCAGACTTGATATTGGATATCATGTGAAGGAGCCTATCTCTCTGCTCCCAGACTGTTGCGGTCTCAACGAGTCGGGTGAACTCATTCTTTGTCATATCACCAACGTCCCTTCCAGCTGGAACATCGACGCTCCTCACCCTTATGCCGTACGAGTAGAGCATCTTCGCAATGTTGTGCGACTTCTCACGGGCATCAGGATCAAGCGCGAGGAGCACCGGCGTCCTGTGCCTGATTATGCTGCCACCGAGGGCGCTGTCCTTCGATAGGTGGGATCCAAGGAGGCACGTCGAGTTGCCGGCGGCCTTGGTGAGGTCGAAGGGCCCCTCCACGAGGTTGAGCTCCCGGCTCCAGTCGATGTTGATCTCATTGAAGATGACCTCCTTCTTTGGGACCTTCGCGTTGATGTACTTCATTGTCTTAATGGGGTCGATCGCGCGGGCCGTGAAGTAGTTCAGCGTGCCCTCAGCATCGAAGGATGGGAAGATGACTCGACGGCGGAATGATCCCGAGGTGCACGTCCCCAGCTTGAAGTACCACAGGTCCTTGTGAGAGAGGCCTCGATCGTAGCAGTACCTCACGGCGTCCTTGACATCAGGATCGTGCGAGGCCGTATTTGATGCCAGGAGTATGAAGCCGTCTGGTATCCGTGCTTCCTGGTGATCATCCGTGACATTCGTTTCAGTCAAATGGGTGTTTTCACCTTTGGTGAATCGAATGGATCTAGCCTCATCCAGATGACTCGGAGCGTACTTTCGAAACAGGTGCTCGATGTTCTGCCCCTTGAGGCCGCACACCCAGCAGTGAAAGACACCGTCCTCGAGCCTGACGCTCAGCTTCTTCTTGGACTTGCCGCCCTTCTTACAGCTCGGGCAGACAATGACATAGTCATATCCGTCCCTAGATGAGTCTCCAGGTCCGAAAGCCTTTCGAAGCAAGTTTACTCGCTTGGTATTATCGCTCACTTAGGCTGATTCTAGACATCAGTCCTCAGATTGTTCACTGGACACGAGAGGCCCTGAGAGGGCTATGACAAACGCGTCTGACATGTCAAAGACGTGCGCCTCGAGCACTTCGACACCCTTTCGTGCGCCTGAGCTTATCACCCGAGTGGGCCACACGTAGTCCCTGAGCAGGGGGTGCTGCCGGACCCAGGTGTGAACCTGCTCCTTGGTCGGAATGCCGCACACCTTCTCCCGCTTGAGGTCTATTCCAAGGGCCTTGCGAGCGTGGTTCACGTTCACGTTGATGGGTGCTGTGCCTGTCACCTGCTGCGCGAGGTAAGAGACGATCCCATTGAACTTTGCCAGCTTGACGAGTGTCTGTGCCGAGGAGGCGCCGGGTCGAAATGCCTGCATGTTCTCCTCGACGTACACCTGGGTGAGTCTGTGATCTCGGTGAATCAGGCTAATCGCGTCCTTGACTGCGTTTGCCTTGTCGAATAGGCCCTCTATCTTGTCCAGCTTCACATGGCTCATCTCTACTGACACAACTTGTCCGCCGTCGACAGTAGACACACAGAGGCCTGTGCAGCTAGTTGAGATGTCTAGTCCGAGGTGCTTCTCCATCAGTAGTCAATCTTGAGACGAATGAGAAACTTATCGTCGTCCCTCTTGACGAGGGGCTGGGCAAACGTTGCCTTGCCTATAATATTGAGGTTGTCGTCATGCAAGTTAACGTGAGAAATGTAGACAAACTTTCCTGCGTTCTCGTTCTCATTGTCCGATGGCTTCAGAGGAATCCAGTTGGGATTTGATGATGAGTTGACAGATCCTGCAGGAGCTAGAACATTTATCTCCTTGACAAAGACAGGCCTCTCACCCTGCATCGTTAGCTCAAACTGATCCTTTCCGTAGAGCATTGCTGTGGGATCAGTGACAACTGCAATGCCCTCATCATAAATGATGCTTCCAACTGTGGACCACGTGGCGTGCTGAGAAAGTGAGTCTGCCCTGTATAGATTCCCATTGCCGTTGTCCAGGATTCTCATTGACACTCTTCCGTTTGAGCCTGTTAGAGAAGTGTCAAACAAGTTGAAAGATTCAGGCATTATCCTTCTACCATAGAAGAGGTTTGAGACATCGAAGAATGTCACCTCATTGGAAGAGGGGTCACGTGTCCTATCAAGGACTGTGAGAAGTGGCCCTTTCTCTAGGCCTGGATCTTCAGGCGGTGCACCTTGCAGCTCATAGGCAATTGATTCAGGACTAGGCAAAGCAACTGCATCAAACGGAAATATCTTTGAGAGATAGGATGATGTGAGCACAAGATCGTTCAAAGAGACGAGATCGTATCTAAGGGCGCCATCATCTGACTGAAACTTATCTGTGAGCGTTCCTGACTTTGGAGGGCTTAGATCTGGATCAGACCCCGTTCTAAGAAGATTGAAATTAGGACTAAACTTTCCATTATCATTTGGAAGTATCGTTAGATTTCCCTTCACCAACGATGGCTGCTGATAGAGAAAATTATTTGCCGTGTCTGCTGTGGTCGTGGTTGTTATCTCAGACCCGGTTAGACTATAGAGCCTAGGATACTGTTTCTGAACAAACTCTCTGACAAAGTTTGGTAAGTTTATCTGCCTTCCTGCGACGCCAAATGAGAGCGCGACATTGAATGGATCGTCCGTGTTTGTCCTTACAGACTTGAACGGCGTCTGGAGCACGTCTCTTACCGGTGACTCACGCACAAAAAAGACAGGAAGATAGAATATGAGACTCTCATCTATCGACGTTGGCCCTGCTGCCATGTCTTCTTTAATCTCACCTATCGTTTTACACCTATTGTATATCCTCACATCGTGTATCTCAGCATTAAGAGGATGTGACAGGTTAAAGATCGAGCTATCTATGTCTGAGTAGTCTGGAGAGCTTCCTGGCGGCTGATATGCTGTTGTGTCATCAACGAATGTTGTCGGATAGTAGTTTGCAATTCCGTCGTGATAGCTTCTCCAGGCATTAAAGAATCTTGCGATAAGAGGTGTTCCTGCCAGTGAGCTGTTATTAGGGCCGTCATAGTAGTTTCCCACGAACAGTGCGTCAGGATCACCCTGGGGATTTGTAAAGTTCTGTGGCACTAGACTTGAAGACTGAACTACAAACATTTTATCCAACATGCCATTGATCACAAATGATCCTGTGTGCTTGTTGGCATTCTCAACTAGTCCTGTGCTAGTTGCCTCCCATCGAACTGCTACGTGTGTCCACTCATTCCAAGGAATGTCTGAGGATGTGAAGACAAGATCGGGCATATAACCCGCTCCCAGAGAAGTTGTGAATCCTGTTCCTCCTGCGGCAATTGTTGACGGTGGTATGTCAGCGCTGTGGCTCAGCTGAAGCATCACCTTATACGTGTCAACAATTCCATTGATGTCTCTGTGTGTCCCCGTTATAAGCGACAAACAGTAAGACGATGACAAGTGCAGGATAGAGCCGGCTCTAAACTCAGAGTCGGTGCTTGTAGTCTTATACCTAGGGTTTATGTAAAACTCAAATGTGAATGAGCCTGTGGGTGAGTAAGGAAAAGGATCCACTGTTGTTGACAGCGCTGATCCGGATCCTGCGGGATATATCAGCGCACTGTCAGATGGCACAGATGAAGCTGTGAAGAAATTAATGCTGTGATAGTTTGTAAAGCACCAGTTCAGGTTGCTGTACAAGGGCCTGTAGAACGGAAACAGGACATTCTTTGTCACAGACTTTCTGAGAGTGTCTTTTGTGAACTTTGCGGAGGGAGAAAACTTTGTTACTTCAAGTCGCTTATTGTAAGCGGCAGAAGGAGGCGCAGTGTTGACAGCACTCATATACTGCAATAGGCCGCCCTCAATATTGACGCTTGAAGTCGATAGGCCTATTGCAGATCTTCTAATTTCTTCAAGTTGCTGTGTGTCAAACGCTGTTGCAGCGTAGTCCTCATTGGGAACAGCGTCCTTAATAATTCTATTCTCTCTCGCAAAGAGAAGTACAGAACCCGTTATTCCTGATGATGATGAGACATATGTGCGAGAAGGATACGTTTGTAACGTAAAGTTCTCAATATTGTCCTTCGTTATCCTCTGTATGGACATGTGTGGAGGACATCTCTCATCAGAAGTCTAGTCGAACTCGAAAAGTTACATCTCTCTCGTCATTCTTCTCAACTGGCCTAGAAAGCTTGGCGACTGCGAGTAGGTTTCCTTGAGCGTCATGCAGGCCTATTGTCGTCGGGAAGGTGAAACTCCGCTGAGTTGCGCTCTGACCGTCTTCTATCACTCTAATTCTGCCTTCTGATGTCACATAGGTGGGATTAGTTGAGTAGTTGTATGAGTCAGCGGGAGCTCTGCAGAAATAGAGTGCAGAGTTGATGATCGTGTTGTTCTGGAACGTCATCGCTGTGAGCGATCCTGACTGGAACCTCGTTGAAGCGAGGTGATCAACTATATTGTCAATTGAGGCAGACACAAGCAGATCAGGTATATACTTTGCGTCCCTATTGCCAGATCCAACGCCACCTATCACCATCGTTCCTGTCATAAGCACGCCATCAGGTGAGCCGCCATTCATCGCGTTGATGACTCCTGACACGTGCTGACTGCCTGACATTATCTTTTTTAGGTCAAACACAGCTGTGCCATGGTCGTAGAAGAGCAGCCCTACTTTATTTGCTGTGTTCGTGGCCTCGACGATATTGGACACCTCGCCGCCAAATATTCTTCTTGTGTTTGTGGCTGCACCAATGTCAGTGAATATTGCAGAGCCGCTAGTGGATGTTACGTCTAGAGTTGTTCGCTCCGGACTCACGCCGTCCTCATAGGCTGACATGGTTCCGGTTCGATAGAACCTCATGGCAAAAGTCTCCTTCTTTATTGCGTCTCTAGAGAATAGACGCTTGAAGGAGATGAACATTGCCTCATCGATTCTATTGACCTCATCAGTCGAGTCAATAGGAGAAAAGAAAGAAGACTCAGCATTTCCAAGGAGAGTCTTTGCATACTGCTTGTAGACGTCAATCTTTTCTCTCATCATTACAGACTCAGAAGGAAACAAAAGCTTTCCCGATGAGTCTTCAGTTATAAGAGCTTCGGACACAGTGTTTACAACAGTGGCATCTTCTGAATAAAACAGGCCTACGGTCATATCAAACACAGGATTCGAAGTCTGCAGAGTAAAATCCTGATCGTATACGGTCTGAAAGAGTGAGGATGTTATTCCTGGTCCTATGCCACCGGTGACGAAGACCTGATATGCTCTTCTAGAGAGCGATCCAGAGACATCCTCTTGAATGACGTCAACAAGCTGATTTAGTACTGATCTCGAATTCTTCTGATCATCGTCATCGAGAGTTGTTAGACTTCCAACCGGTATGGGCATTATTTCTTCTCCTTAGACCTTTTCGCTATCTTCAGGTACTGAATATCAGACAGAGCTACAAATTTCAGGTAGCTGTACTCTGAATAACAACTGGAATTGTGGTTCTCAGACCCGTGGCTGTTCCAATAACAGATATGACACAGTCTATTCTTGTCTTTTCACTGTTAGTGCCAAATGTGTTGAAGACTGTTGCGTCTATGCCCTGCGTTGCAACTTTTAGCGTGACTGACGGCAGGGTGCCTGGGCTTGTTGAAGTTCCTGCGACTGTGTATATTGCAGTTTGTGTTCCCTGCTCAATTATAGAAGATGTGCCTCTGCCTGAGTCTAGCAGCTTAAGAAATCGATTTGGCAGTTCGACAAAAAACTCTGTATCTATAGGGAATGCAGAGAGATTAGTGATGCCTGTTATGGTCTGAGTGAGAGTTATTTCCTGATTCGATCCTGGAGTGAATGCCGTAGGAGCACGCTCCACAGACATGGTAGGCACATAGATAAAGGTCGCATCTGCAATTGTCAGAAGACGATGCTTCATTGCAAGAGTCGCAACAGTTTGAGCCTCAAATATAGGAGTGTTCTTTATGATCTTCTCCTTGCCCACAGTCCTACCAAACTTCTCAATGAGAGTGTAGTCCACCTCATCATCAGCAAGACTAAAAGATGCCACATTAAACGTTCCATTTGCCATGGCTTGGCGTCCTAGGTCTGTAAGGACAGCATCAACTATAATGTTGTTTGTAGAGTGATCTAAGAATCCCATTTCTTACTCCTGCACGGTCTAAGTATAAAACTGCGTGAGTTCTGGTAAACAATTTGCTAAAAGAGACTTGAAAGCCCCGCGTCTGTCTGAATTGCTATTGAGAGATTTTTTGATATCTGCCTATCCAGATTGATAATCTGGATCTTGTAGACACCTTTTTCACTTGATAGAACAATTGGAGACTCATCAGTGACTGCTGTATCACTGGTGACCTTGTAGGCGTCAGGATTGAAGTATATTCTCAGTCTGCCGTGCCCACTGTCCTTTATGACGTCCTCAATGAGCCTATCTGAGCCTATCTCATCGAGCTCCGTGGGGTCGATGTAGTAGTTTGGATACGCTCTAGGAGCGCCTGACTGTGAGATTTTTCTTGTCTCAATTTTGTTTGTGTACCTATTGAATTTGACTTCCACTTGAGTCCCGTAGTTAGACAGAAATCCATGAGCGTCAACAGAGGCAACACAGTATATGTAAGATGACTCTCGATTGAACTCATCATCCATGTGAAAATACTGGGGCAGCGTTGATCTAGATACAAGGCTCGGATCGATGCTCTCGCTCTGAACAAATTGTGTGTAATTGGGATCAGTAAAGTCGTACTCTGCGATAATCTCAAAGGGATCTTTTATAGAAAGACGCCTAAAAATCTGGTATTTCTTAATGTCTCTGGCGGGATTTATAGGCGGTGCCCAGTCCAATCTGACACCTCTCCCCCGATCGTACATAAATTTTGCAAAGAGAATGCTGGGCGGAGCGGGTGGCGTCTGCTCCTTTGCGACGCACATAGACGCCGCAGGTGTTCCGGACGCAATTGCACACGTCAAGAACACATACTTAATTTCTGTTTCATCTGGAAATTCTGCTTCTTGAGGGAATGTTGCAATGTAAAGCTGCCTTGCCTTGTAGAAATAAGTGTGTCCGTACTTTACGCGCGTGTCTATGAACTGCGTTGTCGTGGTATTTAGGGATACAATTTGTGGAAAAGTTTCTAGGGAACCGTCCGGAGTCTTTGCGTACTTCTCAAGAATGTAGCCTATGTGTGTGAATCTCGGAAAATTAGGCTCTGTAGTTCCATCTGCATATGCTGTCTCACTAGAAAGATCTAATCTTCTAATGGGCTCAGGATCAGTTGAGATCAGAACATTCATCACAGGCTTAAAGCTTTCTATCTCTCTAACAAGAGACGTCTCAGGAAGCTCAATAGGTGAGACAAGAAGTGGGTTTATATCAGCATCCTCAGCATGAGTTCCAAGTAGATCCCGCCTAAAATTTGATGAGAAAGGGTTAGATCTCTGCATCAGGGTTGTTATCTGCTTGTATGCACCCACATTTGTCTTTATTGGATAGGAAGCGTCTGCCTTTTGATCGACACGATTGTCATTCTTTGTTTTCACTTGATTGACAAACTCAATGCCTTTTATCTCATTGTCCGAGAGCGCATCAAGTATTGCAGCGCCATCGATCTCATCGGACATCATGCGATTCAGCTGCAGTGCTATCTGCTCATCTGATATTTCATCATAAATGCTTCCACTCTGCAGAAGAGCGTTTGAAATGCGGTATATCGATCTCTGCATCCTTCCTCTAAAACCTGAGTCGGTGTACACTGAGGATGCGTAATAGCTATTTTCTATCCTTCCCTCGATATTGTAGTTGCCGTCTATAATTCTCTCTCTTATGCTATTGGGAATTTCTCCAATATTGTCTGGCGTCACTCCTACTGTATTAGGCGTAATGTTTATGACAATATATCTAGGAACTCTTGCTCGAAGGGCCCCTCGTTCTCTGGCCTCAATAACATCAATTGTAGACTTATCAAGAACACCTGATGCCGGGTCATACTCGGGTATCCTTGTGGGATGATACTCGACGTCCTCATTCTTGACATAAAAGTTGTAGATGAACTTCGTCTCAATGCCAACTGGGTCTGGCACATTACAGACCGTCATTGGAATAGAAATTAGAGAAGTTATCTCTTCTAGTGTTGACTCAGGCATCTACGGGCTCCAGATCACGCGCCATAGGACACTCTAAACGCGAGAGTATAAATATCAAACTTCCTTCTCAATCTCTTTCTAGCAGTAGTGTCACCTGCAATTCTATTTCTAACTAGTGACTCGTCATAGAAAAAGTGATAAATCCTCTCATAATCGCGATTGGCAATAATTCTGTCGGTTGATGTCAGAGGCATCATTGACGCCATGAGCCCTGCAAATTTTGCATCATCACTAGTAAATCTTGGAGGAGATCCTACAGATCTAGGTGCCAGCAGAAGTCGAAGGTTCGCTCCAGTCCGCATTCTTCTTGTTGTGGCGTCAAACATATCAATAAAGCCTGTGGGGCAGAGAGAAAGTCGAGATAGGCTTTGATTAGAAGACACCTGCGCTGCCAAGTCAAGTCCCTGCGCGCTCATCGAGGGCTCGCCGTATGGGCTAAGTCCGTCTAGGTATCTCACACCTGCCGTCTCATAAACATAGAGGTCTAGAAGGTAGCTCACTAGTGCGTTTCTGTAGAGAACTAATTTCGATGTCTCAATTGTGTCAACTGTGGGCCTCTCAATAATCTCGCCTGACCTTATCTTATAGAATGTCGTTGACGAGAGAATCCTATCTATCACACCTGTAGATGCAGTAACTGGAGCATCAGGATCATAGGCAATGGACCCGGGTAGAACAAATATTTCAGGATCAAATTCCATTATGTCTGAATCATTTAGTGCATCGACAAATATTCCGCTGCCTCTGTTCACATGAACATCGTCGTACCTGTCCACCTCGATGCGAACGATATTTCCTCTTTTTTGTCCCTCTGTGCCTCTTCTTGCAGTGTTAAAACCATCGACTCCTGAACTTCTAATTGCAGGTCTATAGAGTGACTCAATTATTCCTCGCCTTAGCCCTAGAGATATCACTTGTAGGTCTTCTATTCCTGTGCTGCCATAGACCTCTCTGATAAAGTCTCTCAGAGCAAGTCTCTCAGACCTGCTAGGAACGATGTCTTTTCTCAAGAAGACAGGACTAGTTGAAAGATAGAGTTGCTCAGCAGCAGCATTTAGATTTGCTTGCTGTTCTGATAGCCCCTCTAGAACATCGGCGTACTTTTCCTTTTCAGTGACAAACATGTCGTATAGGGTCGCATCTGGCCCTTTTAGCTTGTCTCTCTTTATTGTACTAGAGTTGCTAAGAATGCTGAAGATTTGTGTCATTGCAGCCGAAGACGCAGTGACTCCTGCCGCTATTGATTCAAGTATCTTCATCGATGACTTTATGTAGTATCTGTGTTTTGTGAGCCTTGAAATAGAGTCACACATTGCGCCCAATGTTGTTATCAGGGTTTGATCGCCCACGACCCTATAATTTACAGACGTATTCGAATCTACACCTGTTAGCCGTTGAATTGCGTCTGATGTTACTTCCGATCCATTGATGAGCGAATTAGAGATCGCTGTAACAACTGCGAGACCTCCACGAACTCTTTCTGTAGGCACATAAGTGTTGAATATATTGAGCCGCCGGTCTGCTTCTTGCTTAGTAACGCCTATGGGCAATATGAGGTACGCCAGCTTTGCGTATATGTCGCAGACAACGTCGATAAATCTATCGTCGTCACAGTTAGAAAGCATTGTTCTCTTTCCAATGTTCCTGTAGTCGGACTTTGCAGAGTTTCTCTGCGCGAGATTTAGGGCCTCCTTTTGCACTTCTCTTATGAATCTCGCAACTAGATTTATGAGATTAGACTTTGAAGAAACGTCTTCATCGTACAGAGGGTACAGATTATTCGAACGCCTTACTCCAGAGAAAGTCCTGTAATATTTTTTCACGTAGTAAGGCTCAGGCTTGCGAAGACCTGCAGGTGAAGTGCTAAAAACATCGCTGTCTGTTGTGGGCTGATATTGAAACAAAAACTCATCAAAATTTAGATCCGGATCATTTTGACTGTCGCCCTTCTCCCAAACGAGCTTTTCATTGGAAAGCTTTTGCTCAGATCCCTCTGCTCTTCTGTCAAACTCCCTAAGCATTTGCACAACGGAAATTTTTAAGGCATCGGCAATTGTCACATTGTGTCCTGAAAATCCAGGAACATCTGTGGACCTTTTTGTGATTAGGCTGTTTGGCCGGCGACCCGCATCAACAAACATTCCGGCAACAAAACAAGACTTTGCTGACACATCACTTTCAGGCTTATCAAGCTCCCTTAAGACATCTGCAAAGTCTTGCAGGATCCTCGCAGTAAGCAAATGAGGTGCTAGCGGTGTGTCCTCTGATAGTGCTAGAAGCTCGGTCATGTAACTTGACATGTCACCGAAAAAGCTTCCTATGTCGTTAGAAAATCTCTTCAAAGCACCTCTCTGTGTTGCTGCACTTTCATCGCTAGACTGAATTGCGAGGTCTATGAAGTACTTTTTACCAGAGACATAAGGCTTTGATCCATCCACAACAGTGTTGGTCTCAAAGGGCATCACAACAAGCTTTTCTTCTGGCACCTCCTCGCCTAGTGCAAGAAAATCGAGGAGTGATCCGGCGCGATCGGGTCCTGTTGTCAAAAATGTTTCAACTCTCTCAGCCCGCTCATTTGGATTAAATCCAAGAACTCTTATGAAAGGGTTTAGGATAAATGGGTTTTCTGTGTCTCGCTCTATGAATCTATTTCCTAATGCAGACCCTAGAAGGCGGCCTAACCCAGCTGAAATGATCATTTCATTGGAAAGGCACGTGATCATGTGAACAGCAATATCCCAGGCCTCATCAACAGATGTGTCTTTCCCTGCGCTAATGGCACCTCTCAGCCTTCTTTTTCCGAGATCATTCATTGACATCATGAACGCCTGAGGAATTGACTTTTCGTTTTGTAGAAACAGATCAGTTGTGGTAGGAATTTTTCCTATGTCATCTAACGATAACGCATATCCTGCCTTATAAGTTACAGTCTCTGGAATCCGAATTATTCGAGAGGATCTTGCCCGGGCGAGATACTTGCGATCAATATTCTTGAGAAGCGTAGGATGAACGCTTATCGCAGAAAAGAACATGTCCTGTGCGATCACAATTATTCTGCCTGTGTTAGTTAGATAGCCATCAACTCCATACCTTGTGTCGCTTGTAGGAAATGTGAGCGCAATGTAGTCATCAATGCTGAGTGGAAGCTGTTTGTTCGATGCCTCACTGAGCACAGTTATCTTTCCCAATGAATCTACAGCACGTTGCATTATCTGAGGCGAGAGTCTCGTGATATCTAGACCTGTTGCAGCAATATCTGAGGTCTTCTGGATATAAGACACTGCCTGAATCTTGTCGCGCGCGCTCTTAAGGTCCTGCTTAGTCCTCTCCTTTGCCGCAGTTCCAGTTCCGCGAGGATCGCTGTTTAGAATCTCAGCGACACCCTTCACTAGGGCTTCATTAACAATCTGTTTCTCAAATTGACCGGTCTCTAGTAGTTTATCCATGTATGTGGAGCTAACTGTGGGCAGTCTAAGTGCTGATAGTACTACGGGCTGGGGCCCTAGGCTTGACTCAAGTATTCTACTGCTCATACTTGAGTCAGAAGAATCTAGAACTATACCCACTGTGGTGCTGGTGCTGTCTGATCTCGTGAGAACCGGAGTGCCGGTTGGAGTCAATACGATTCCATCCACACTTATAGAGTCAGGCCTGTCGCTATCCGTGCTAGAGAGGGGGCTAGTTGATGCAGAAGTATCTCTTATGTGACTAGTCATTCTTCTACCTCTTTGTGGGATTGAGCGACTTTTCTAAGTCAATTCTATCTGTTGAGAAAAGAGCGTTTCTGTCTGCAATGGTCTGGTCTACAGGATTACTGATTGTTGCGTCACCATAAGACAGCTCATCAACACTAGAGTTTAGAAGATTGTACTCTTCTGATCCAGGCGTCAATTGACTAATGTCGGTACCTAGTCTCACAATAGACTGTCTTCTCACAGCCTCATCAAGTATCTTTATAGGCATTGTCGATCCCGCATACACTTGATTGCTTACAGCGTCATTAGACCTTGACATGTCCATGTAAATTGCTTTCACAGAATATCTAACTGGAACGATCTCATGCACAAATAACTCATCTGCTATTTCATACCTTTCGTCATCAGACGCATTAACAGAAATTGATCTTAGAGGAAATGTATTTTCCTCTCCCACAGTAATGTCAACCTGATATGATAGCACATTTGATGTGTCACCTTCAGACTGCCAACTTATGATGTTTGCTGCGCGACCACCTACGTTTCTAGTGACTGACACATTTCTTGGAGCACCGCTCTGTCCTGGTATTGTGACAAGTGCACTATACATGATTCCAGTATATGAATTTTCGGCCTCATTTCTAAAGTTTAGCTCCTTTGATAGTGCCGTAGTGCCGACAACCACTCCGTTCTTAACTGCAAAATTCTCACCAAACTTTTTAGAAGAGACTCTTATGAAGTTAGGATCACCTGATTCGATGCTTTGCTGAGTGGCTGCCGGCAGCCTAGTAATGGCCTCTCTAAAAAATCTCTCAGCATTTACAATTAAGAGCTTAGCTGTGTAAAGATACTTGTTGCCTGGCTGAAGGTCGAGTGAAGTTTCACGTGGAAATCCAGATGTCGCCTTTAGCCTCGTTTTGGTGTTATCAACAAATTTTCCTGGTCTCTGTAGTGGCCATGTCACTATCTCTTTTGTTCTAATGTTCTTTCTTGAGACTGAGTACAGCAGCAAATTCGATATGAGCGACCTATCTCTTCTAAGCTCCTCAATAAAGATGGGGCTCACACCTGCCTCTGAGAGAATTCTATTTAGTTCATCAAGCCCTTCGTCGCTTATAGAGGCGGACAGGTCAAATGAGACAGATGAGTTTGATGTCCTTGTTGTAACATCAATATTGCTTATCGATGAGACTATTGACTTTTTAGGAGGGATTCTATATTCTAAAAACTCCTCTGAATTTGAGACGGTCCTCTGTCTATCCTTCCAATCAAATAGAACGTAATAGCGATATAGACCTCTATCGACAAGGTTATATGAAAAGTCCTGAAATACTGCGACAGTGCTCTCATCTGTCACTGCGAAAAAATCCTGTCCCAGACCCTCATCGCTATCAATAGCACGTGTTCTCACCGTTAGATGATCCACAGCATTTCTCTTCAGCTGTGAAGTATTTATTAGCTGACGCTTTAGGAAGACTCGACTAACGCCCAGTGGTATATCACTCACCTCTATAGAGATGTCTTTGTCATCCTGTCTTACAACAATAGTGCAGTCTCCATAAGTCTTTTTGTTTGAAATTACCGCAGCCCTCTTTATCCCCTCCTGGATTGCTCTAGAGGTTGAAGAGCAAATAGTTCCGTTGACACCGCTGCACCTTGCCTCATATATCACAATATTGGGACGAACGTTTGAGCCAATATTTCTGTCAACTATTCTGATAGGCCCACTCTTGTTATTTGCTCTAACGTCTGCAATTCTTGACCATCTTGTCTGAGACATTGACTCAGGATTGACAACTGCTCTGTACACAGTTATATCTGTTGCTAAGGGATCATTTTGTCTAACAAGAATCTCAGTGCTGCCTAGAGCTTGTCTTGCTATCTTTATAGTTGGTGGCTCACTTGGTGTGAGAATTGTCTTGAGTTGACGCCTATAAGAAATATTGTAGATTCGTCTGTGACTCACTCTATTGTCTCTATCCATGAGGCACATCTCGATCCAGATCTGGGGTGTTGCTGTGGGCTTAAGCGCACCAAAGCTCAAATCAAAGTCTGCTCTATACTGACGGAGGAATGATCTAAAGCTCACTCTTTGCACAGGAAACTTTACAAATGGGCTTCCTCCTGCGCTTAGAGAAGAGATTGAGGCAGACTTTTTATACAGACGCTCTAAGAACTGATTTCCACCAAACGTCGCTTGTTTTTGAGTCTCAAAATTCTGCCTTCCGCTAGGAGCAACACTCACATACTCACTCACGTTTAGCCTTCCTGCCTTGCTCACTTCAACTTGACCTCCTACTGATTCTTCTGTCATCGCTTGATATAAGACAGGATTTTTAGGAGAACCGGCGAGTGCAGTAGGTCCGGACGCATAGTAAAAGTTTGCGTGAACAGTAGGATCATCAAATTTGTCAAGTAGGGACTTTTGAGACAAGTATTGAAAACTATCCTTCTCAAGTCTATTGATGCTTGTTAGAAGCAGGCTGTCAACTTTACAACGCTGATTATTCACGCTGTTGTTTCCAACTCTATAGAGGCCTCTTACTTGCTCAGTCACGAGCACACTGTATTCCTGATCTAGTCCTAGGTCTTGAAGAACTTGTGAGACTGTCTTTGCCTTTAATCTGTCTCTTGCAGATGCGGCACCAGTAGCATAGACATCATTTACCGCTCTAACACTCGCATCAGATATGCCTATGTCAACGCTGAACTCCTTTATTAGTCCATCAGACCTCTCTCCTATCTTAAGCTCGTCTTTGCTTGAGCTCGCCTTACCTAGGACGCTGCTGGGGATCTTTGTAATAGCATCACCGTATCCAGAGACTCCGCCTCGAATTTTTGAAGTGCCAGTCATTGACACTGCAAATCTCTCATTAAAGTACTGACGTGTGCCTATCTTTGATGTTATTGTTGAGTTAGCTTTTAGAGTAGGATCTTTTCTGTATATCTTAAATCTGACTTTTCTAATGTTTGACCTATTGGCTGCCTCCATGTCTACATAAAAGTTGGTCTCAAAGGAAAAATAACCATCCCCATCAAAAATGTCGTCAATTGATGAGACAGACCCGGGTCTATACTGAATGTCGCGCAGGCTCACGAAATTCTGTGTTGAGTCAGTATCTGAGTCAATAGGAAACTTGACTATCCTGTCAAATTCCAGGTCCTCTTTTGCGCTCTTTCCTGTGGTTATTACAGGATCAACAACTTTAAACTTCATACATCAAGCTCCAGTGTAAAGATGTTGAAATACTTTAGCGATCCATCCTTCGCTCGAGTCATCTTTCCTAGGAAGAAAACATGCACTCCGGCGGAGGTACCCTTCTCATTTGGAAAGACACCGTAGTCAATAATTGACAGCTTCTTCACGGTTCCATCAAATCCACTGAACTCAAATGGCTGTAGAATGACATTATTGTCCCTGCTTGTTGGATCAAATCTTACTTCCTTGACTTCCTTGCCTTTTAGCTCTTGTTTAAGAGAGTCGTAAGTGAGTATCTCAGGCTGATTTAGACGAGCATAGTTTCCTGTCTGCTTACCAGACAATGTGCCTGCTCCTTTTTTGTTTATTGGAGGAAGAAACTTATAGTTGGGGAAATGTGCAAATCTCCTATCAAAGACTATTGCATCAAATGATGAAAGAGCAGGCGCTCTAAATTCGCCTATGTCTGTTGTGTAAAGCCAAGTGTTTATAGGGTTATCAACAGACGCTCTAAATGTTATGCTATCATTGGACAGCTCAAAACCTTGCTTATAGGAGAAGACATCCTCCTTCGATATGAGCTGATTGTCAGTAAAATTCTGTGTTATTCCTGTCAGAACATCGTCAGCGCTACTAACCACAGACGAGCCTGTAAATGTGAGATAAGAGCTAGCGCTCAGAGGCTGCTCAGACAAGAGTGCGACTTGCTCACCTGATAGTGTGTATGACCCTGATGACTCTGCAGTGTCAAAACTTGAGATAGATCCCAGGAATGACTCAACTACAATTCTATCCTGACACCTGCTTTGTGCCTCAAAGTGAATCCTTGATGAAGCATCAGTGGCAACACCATCAGCGTCCTCGCTGTAAAAATCTCCTAGATCAGAGAACGAAGCGTACGCTATTCTAAGATCTCCATCCCTCACCTGACGCCGTCCCTCGTCAGTTAGAATGAAGTCCATCACACGCGTTTTGGGATCAAGTATTCCTGCCATCGCTCTCCAGTAAGTATTACCCTAGCAAAGCTGTCACTACAACTGTGCTACTATAGATTCTCAGGAAGCACGGTGTCGCGATCCCAGATCTGACCATAGTCAGCAAGTGCATCATCATATGGGTGCTCAGAGGTGGCGAACTTTGATATGTTGGAAGAGTTTGTGTCTTCTCCTGAAGCAAGATTCAGTGTTCCTGCAGGCGCACTTCTATTAATGAATATCACATCAACCGAAGCTTCAGATAATGATGCAGATCTTCGTCTTCGAGATGCATCATAGCACTTAGTCAGCTGTCTTTGCTCTAACATGTCACGAAAGTGACCGAAGTGTCTTCCGCTAAATACTGATTTGGTGAACAAAGGGATTGGGTTGATAAGTCCGTGTTTTGTTCCTCTATACACCATGCCTTCTAAACCTACAACAACTACTGCAAAGATATCACGTTGATACATTGGAAGCCTAAAGTATCCATCTCCAAAACAGCCCATGAATCTAGAGAGTTTTGGATTGTAAGATCCAAATATCGGACTGGAGATGTCCTTTGCAGATCCTGACACAAATCCTAATGGGCCACCTAGGTATGGTTCTGTGTCAAAATCGTCATCTGTTGTCGGAATTCCCATAATGCCATATCCAGTCACTGATGGTGATACTACTAGCGCTCTGTCGGCCGACAATTGATTGTCATATGTGTCTCTAAAGCCCAGATATGAAATTTTCTGTAAGCCATGACTTTCCTGGCTGGATGGAGTTAGGCTTGACTTGAATCTGTAAGTTTCTACAGGAGATCTAAGAATTAGCTTAGAATCAATTTTAGGAACTCTTGGAATATTTCTATAAATCGAGTCAAAGGGAAAGCTTCCTATGAACACTCTATTTGCAAATAACCCAGTATTGTAGTACGGATCGCTTGGTAGTCCATCAACTGATCCGCTTGGAGGCATAATAAATGCCCATGCAATATCTTTGTCTGCATTTGTTGAAAGTGCTCTGGCAGTCGATCCCTCATATTCGAATAGAAGCTTAATTGGATTAGGCTGCATTGAGTCATAATATTGTTCACTTAAATCATAGGCAGACAAATTTCTAGAAAATGAATACCTCTGCTTAAGATTACCATCACTGGCACGAGCACCTACTACACGAACGCCAAATGTTCCACTATTTAGAATGTTCTCATCAGTAACAATGAGCGCGCCGCGGCTGCCTTTTGTCACCATTGATCCTGTGACATACTCCTCTCGCATGCTTCCAGAGAACACCATCGTAGGCTCCGAGTCAAACTGATCTAGAACCCATGGGCCACTCGGAATGGTCTCGTGGAGAGCCTCTGACGTGAGACACTCTTGAAATATATTGTGGACAGGCTTATTGTCCTTGAGGTAAGAGCCGTAGAGAGTGATCTTTCCTTTTCCAGCGAGAATGTTGAAAGTAGTTTCAGGATTGCTGGAAGTAATGTCATTTGAAATAGGAGACTGCCAACCAAACACAAGTTTGTCTCCTGGTCTTATGAGATACGGGGAAGGCTCACTGTCCTTTCCAGGATGTGGAGCGTCTACTGAATACTTCCCTAATAGACCGCCGAAAGGAATGTAATCATATTTGTAAGCTATTTCCGGTCCTAGGAACTCTGACCTATAAGCTCTTCCTGTTGGGATGTCTATGGAATTTCTTGTCGAAGAAAGCTTGGAGCTATACAGTCCTGTGTAGTTATCTGTTGGTGTATTTACTGCTTGGAAATTATAATACGAATTTGACTCACTGCTTGAAGGCGCACGAACAGGAGCTGCTAGAGTAAATGATCCACTAAATGTTCCACTTGGTGGAACCTCAATTGCAAGATCCATAAAGTCTGCAGGATGTGGAAATTCTGGCTCTATGTCTGCGTCTATTTCCTCATCATAAGATGGCCAGACTGTTCCCACTCTTGCAAAAGTGACTAAGTCACGCACAGTGTCGACGTATACTTGCGGACCAGATCTTGAGAGCTGTAAGTTTCTAGGAATTCCGCCGTTGTTGTATGACTTTATGAGGTAATTACCACCTCTAGATGGAATAGAGTAAGCTGTAATTAGAATACCGTTGAGTCTTGAGTAAATGTAAGCTTTAGTGTAAGAGATCTCTTGTCCCGGATTAGGATTTGCCTTCCTCTGGTTGAGAATGAAGAAAGTTCCTCCAGATCCCTCGTAGTCATTGCTTGTAAGACGACTCTGCAAATTTGGCATCGATGCCGAGAACTCATAGACAATTTTCTCAACAAGAAATGGCCTATCAACAATGTTTTCAGCATCTAGCTGCTGTGATCCAGTTGCATGATATTTTGGGTGTAGAGGAAATCCAAAAGTGTCAGTTGGAGACGCCCATCCCGGTTCTGTGAAGACCTTTTTTTCACCAGTAAATGTAGATCTTAGCTGAGGATCTATTATGTCCAAATCTATAGTAGTAGAAAAGAATGGCGCTGGTAAACTACCGACGCTATTTTGCTTTGAGTTCTTCCAGTTTGGTCCGAAGCCTATATAGCCTCTATCAAACACATCATCTAGAGTTGTTGCAGTACTTACTTGAAGACCTTTTCCAATCGGCTCCCATCGCCTACTGTCAAAGTTATAGTAGGCCATGGTGTAGTTAGGATCTCCGCCAGATAGATGAAGAGTTGTATCAACTGTCGGTGTGAGGTCGATAACAATCTTGTCCTTATTTCTCAGCGGCTCATCGAGAGGGCCTAAAGTCGATCCTCTAGTGAAGAACTCGTCATCCACCTCTGTCTGTGTGCCATAAAGTGATGAGCCTCCGGAGACGCCAAAAGCTGCCTGTGAATTTGTCTCATCGAACGGAGTGAACTCACAAACTGGATGCTGGTCTGACAGTACATTGACGAGGCCTCCCGCTCCGGCACCAGGTACCTCAAGTGTGCCGGCGTGAGGTGTGGCCATCATCTTCCTTACAATCGATCTTGCGGAAGAGAATGGATCGCCTGAATCATACGGCACACCAAACGGAAAATTTGCTGTACTTTCAGAGCCACCTACGAAATAGAAAGTCTCATACTTAGTCCTGGACTTTAGGCCTAGGCGGCGAGGCTGAGGAGTCGTGACGTATCCGTAGTTATCTGAGCCTTCTCCTAGGCCTGCATTTGACTTTGGAAGAGCGTATACGGGTGTGTTTCCGGAAGGTCCGGTTACCGCCTGCTGAACAACTACTGTGTTGGACTTCTTTCCTATCCTAGCAGTTATCTTTAGCAGAGTGTTTGTATTAATTGCGTCCACAAGACGCTGAGCGACTCTTCTGAGTGTCACATCCTTGTTGGATGAGAATGCATTATTTTCAGACAACGCTCCGGATCGCTTCTCCTGATCTGTAATGTTTTTAGGTCCGACACTGCCTAGCTGAACTACGTCTGATATATCGACTGGAAAAACTCGTGATGTTCCACATCCAGGTGTTACTGTGGTAGAAGTCATACCACAGAGAGATATATCAGGATCAACAGGCAATACATTTGTGAGAATGAGTTGTCCGGCGCCAGCAATATTGTCTGTCGAATAGACACCGATTGAAATCCACTCGCCTTGTGAGAAAGTGATGCTCAGCTGTCCGGACTGTGGAGTGTTGATTGTTGGATTTCCTGACGCGAATGTATTGGGATAATTGCTTGGAAGTCCATTATCACCATCATCCGTTCCATATGGCTCCTGCTGATCGACAGAATAAAATGGCCAATCAAAAGCTGTATTAGGCAACTGTTGATCACCTGGATCTGCTGAGGTCCATGTATAGTTTAAGTTGAGCGTTCCTGCGGCAGGCGCCTGTATCTTTATGTACGTCATTCGACCAGGCAATGGATTAAACTGTCTATTGCTGTTCGCTAAATCAGGGCCATCGATAATGTACGCACAGGGCGTAGAGATTTGACTTGGAGGAATAGTAGCGCCCGGGCCTGTTATAGATCCGGCAATTCCTATTGATGAAGTGTCTGGTGATGTGACCTTCACCCAATTCTCAGACACAGTGTTGGATGTTTCAGGTGCCGAGATCTCCTGAATACCTGTGGGAATTGGTCGAGTCCGATAGAAAGTGAATCCTATCTCATTACATGTCTGTTGCTGCTGATCATCCTTGTAGAACACCAGCTTCGATAGGTGCTCAGGTGTGTCAATAAACTCGAGAGTGACCTCGGCATTTGTCTTAGGTGTGATGAACGTCACGTCAGTCTCCTTCCTTAAATGCCGTGCTAGTCATATTTGAGCCTGGTGAAAAATTGGAGGTGGGATACTGTCCTGCAGTGTTGTCTCGATCTCTTATGACTGATCGTGGTGGGTTATTGAGGTACCCAGACTGTGGGTCGTAGGCTCCTCGATGAGCGCTGTAGATTGCTGCAATCTCATCTCCTGATAGCCCTCTGTTCCATATTGCAACATCGTCCATATTACCTAGAAAGAATGATCCTACTACAGCTGACTTACTTATAGGCGCTGGTGGAAACCCTGTGAATATTATTTGGACAACTGCTTGTTCGCTATAGTCGACATCTTCGACGCCTCCAATAGAATAGTCAATATCTGTCTCTATGATGTATTTGCTCTGAGCCGGCTGCACATCAAATTTAAATGACTTGAGGTATCTACCGTCACAATAAAATCTTACACTGGTATCCGGTGTTAGATAGGAACTGTTATCCTGATCAACAGCAACAGCGACATGGTGCCACTCATCGTCAATAGGTGCTTCTATGTACGACGTCCAAAGGCTAGGTGTTGTTCCGTATGTGTCCTTGTACCTAAAATAAAGGTGCTTGTGAAGACTCTCATGATAGTGACTATTCGTTCCACTATTGAAAAGACTTACCATGTATCCAAATGATATTAGTGCTTCTTCATTTGACGGAAGTCCACTTGTTCTTCTTGATCGAAATATAGGCCTGAAGTGTAATGTGGTAGACTCATCTCCTGAGCCTTCAAAATTCGCAGTCAAATCATTTTTTCTTGTCTTGATCCAAGCAGCAGCTGTAAATCCTTTGAATGGCAGTAATAAGTTATCTTTAAAATCCGAATTTTGAACATTTACAAAAATGTGGTCATCGCCTGTTCCATTTTCAACTATTGTTGTCGGTGAGACATTGTCAACTTTTGGATCAGATATCCCAAGACTCTGTGTGTAGGTTCCGGCATTCTGTCCAAACTCCACAGACCTTATCTGTCTAGACTCATCTGATGTTAGTCGACTGCCAGTGACAGAATTTGTGTATAGGTAAGGAGTCTCAGTGGAGTAGTTCGGATACAATGAGGAGTTACCTGTTCCTGCAGTGCTCTGAAATCTGGGTGATATATTCACCTGTGTGTCTGAGTAATACTGCTCATCACTAGTTAGATTTGTCCTTCTATTGTCTGGGTCCTCAAATCGAAGAAACAGCAGAGGTTTTCCGCCATGAGCAGGATCAATTATCTCTGCGGGATCGACATGATAAGAAAAGCCTCCCGCAACAAATGATGATGTCAGACTTAGCTCTCTTTGCGATCCTTTAGTTGCTCTAGGCATTATCTAAGAAGTCCTCCAAACGCTAGCGAGTCAATTCCAACTACGTTATTATCATACACAAAACCGTGTCTAGGTGAAATATGATCACGCGATAACTGATCGTGTGTGGGATATCTATTGCTTCCTGAGAGAGAGATCACGATGCTCTTCATCACAGAGTCATTCTGACTTCTCAAGAGTCCTGCTGTCAACTCACTGTCGTCTGATTCCTTGTAAGGAGATGTTCGTGACTCCTCAGGAAGAACATATCCTTCTGAATTAATGGGACCTATCTCAAGTGAGCCAGCAAGATCTTCAAGACCGAACTCATCACCTGCATCAAGAAATGGATCAGTGCTGTAAAGCGGTCCAATTCCAAAATTATCGATCTTAAATCTAGAGATGACTGTGGGCACCTCATCCACAGTCAAAAATGATCGCCTATAGACGTTGTCATTGACGAGGTCTCCTCTTATGCCTTTGTACCTAAAAGGCACCTCAATAAAGCTTCTATCAGCTTCTTTTCTCACAGAGAACTGATCTATGACTCCATCAAGAGAGATCATCTCTGTGGAATTCATCATCTCTTCTGAGAGGTAATACGGTAGATTAAGCGGATCCTGCTCTATTATCCACAGTGGATCAATATTGGTGTTTTTGTCTAGATAACTTGTTCCGTCTTGAAAAGTGTCTGGCTGGCCAAAGTCATTGTCAAGAAGCTCATGTGAGGGTGCGACTGTTATGCCTGTCTTCTTTAGCGCAGCGTAATTTTCAGCGTACGGATCGAATAGAGCAAGGCTTATTTGCGCTCTCTCAACTCTCACAACACCAAGCGAATCAGTGTATGTCGATCCGCCTAGGTTGATCGGAGACTCTGTGTCGTCAAAGGATCCTACGGTGATGTTAACAGGACGACCATTCTTCAGCTTATAGAAGTCATTGATGGGTTTTAGCTTAGCTGATGCAGGGCTGTACATCGTGTTGATGTCATTTACATGCACACCCTGGTCAAACTGTGAGAGGTTTGATCCTGAAAATTCTTGAGGGAATACGACTGAACGTCTTGTTGACATTAGTACCTCCTAATCACTCCCACAAGCTGCTGCAGTAGTAGCTGTCCTGCTGCCCTATCATTTGGTCCTAGGTACAGGTCAAATGTGTTGTACCTTATTTTTGGCCTTTCGAGCATGTGTGGCTCAACAACGAAGTTCACACCAAGGAACTTTGTTTTTTGAGGTATGAGGTTCTCAATCATCTGCGATATTGTTGAGTCAAACCACTTGAAGAATGAGAAGAAGGTCTTAAAATTGACCTTGTCATTGAGCCTATTGAAGTAAATATCTCTCAATGTCTGGAGGTCTGGATAGTCCTCTGAGAACTGTAACTCCGGCCGCCCTATGTAGTTGTCAAACGACTCCAACGTTGAGAATATTCTTATAATGTCCTCATTTAGAGCCTGCACAGCATTTATCTCTATGGAGAATCTCGTGTCATCTACGGGCTGCTCATCCTGTGGTATCTCATGCAGCGGTGCAAATACACCTCCAAATTTTTTGATATTCTGCTGGCTCTTCCATGATCTAACTCGAATCTTGTTAAAGTTCGTTGCTTGATCAAAGTATGGATTGACAGTCGAGTACGTGACTAACTCAGGGACCAGAACATTCTTATTTGACTCAAATCCTGTTCCAGTAAAGTGATAGAGATTTTGTGACATGTCTATGACTCGTATATTTCCAAGTGCATCAGAATCACTTGTCTCCTGAATAAAGTCCAAATCGACTCGAACCTTTTCCCACGATCCTGAAACTGAATTGACAAAGTTAAAGTGTGTCTTTGCGTCCTCTGCACCAACTGAAAGAGGGTTCAAAGTGTGCTCTCTTTTCTCGGAGTCAGTCAGCGCCTTTGTCCAGAATCGTAGGTTCATCACTCTTCCACCGAAGAATGAGTCCCTCTCGAATGAGCCTACACTAGTGTGTGAGAGGCCTCGAAGGGATGATCCGACAGGAATCGACTGTGAGCCAATATGAATCACTGTTCCTGACATATTGAGACGCTGAGTTCCTACACCTGTGCTTCCCCAAGTCGTTAGTATGCTTGTTCCTAGGCCTGCTGTGCCTGGAACTGAGTCGTCAAAGTACACAGAATTTTCATAATCATCTGACAAGTTTCCGCCCTGCTGCTTTGCGGCTCGAAGGAACCATGATGACGAGACAACAGATCCTATGTCATCATTCCTTCTCCTTCCAAAGCATATGTGCCAGTAGTCACCATCAAATATGTTGACGCCTGTTAGCGGAAGGTACAGAGTAGGTGCGGCTGTTGCGCTCCATGTGTCTCGAAACACTAGCATCAGAGATGATGTCGTGTTATTAAGCTCCGAGCCTGACAGTGCAATCAGATTTATGTAGGTAGAGTCAAGTTGTCCGGAGATGTTCTCCGAGCCCGAGGTGGCGAATCGAACTAGAGAGCATGTTGCGGGTGTTTTTACGTTCAGATAAGAAGGCGCAGGGAGCTTATATGTGGCCTCATAGGTCCACGATCCAGACGTCAGAATTCTATCAAATGCGGGTGTAGCTCCAGGCAGAGGATATCCTGGCTCGTCACGAACAACAGTGCTTATTTCAGAGAATGACAGTGTACCACTGTCAAGAAGCCCTGGAGACATGAGGTGAGGAAGAGAATTTGGAATGCCTTGAGGATTGAGAGTTACAGTTGCCTGAGAGTGTGACCCGGAGAACTCAATGGCCCTCAGCGTCGATGTCTTTCTGACTCTCTGATCTGATATTCTACCTGTTCTTGTTCCACCGAACTCTCGAAATCTAAAATTTGAGTCAGGATTTAGACCCATGTCTCTTATGAGAGACTTTATGCTGTGAAGAGTTCCCTTTGATCTAATGATCTCAACCATGTCGCTGAGAATTCTTCGCCAGATCTGATTCTGAACTTGTTGAAGACTAGAGACAGCAAGTGTTGGATCTGTCTTGATGGTGGCTCTTCCATAGAACTGATCCACAGATGAGTTGGGGAAGAGATCTGGGAGAGTGATGCCATACGTCTCGGCAAGGTAAGGAAGAAATGAGTTCGCAATTGTTCCTGCCTCTATTGGATCAATTTTCCTCTGCTTGCCGAACTGATCGAGGAATATCTTGATCTCATCAAAGTGCTTTGCCCAAATGAACAGTAGCGAGGCAATTATCTGAGCAGATCCTAACTTTCCTCCACCAGGAAAGTCCTGTGTCTTGCCATACTCATCGGTTATTGTTCCAAAGTCCTTGTCAGGATCAAATCCTTCGAAAATGCTCGCTTCCTGCAGATAGTGTCTGGGTATTAGCTTAGATATGAGATTTGGATTATTTGCATCGTATTCAGACGCAGTAACAAGAAGAGACTCGTTGAGAGACACTACGTCCGGATGACTTGGAAACAGCACGGGAGACGTCTCCTCGTGCTCATAGTGCAGAGGAGGAGATCCCACCAAGTCTCCTCTAACACTTGCCCATGTATTTGTTACAGAGGTGTGCAGACCATTTCCGCTGGTGTCTATGATGCTGGAGTTTCCGGAAAATGATCCAGTTGGCTCGTTAAACTTATAGTAAAGTTTGAGATGTGGCTCTGCGTATATTGAAGTGTAAGCTGACCTCTTTTGCTCAGTAATATTCCTCGCTGAGTGAAAAACTCTCAGCTCATCAATCGATCCTGAAAACGTTTGAGAGAAGCTGAGCCCTGCGCCTATTGATCCAAAGTTACCTACTTTGTGATTTGTTCCGCTTGCAATTGTTAGGCTCTCGTTTCCATATCCAAAAGCGCCCATCTCCAGCGGCGTTGAGGCAGCTTTAATCTCAAAGTCCTGATAGAGTCGAACTGCATTGACACCAGGTGTGGAATCATACACAGCACACACGTGGTGAAACTCTCCCTTGTTTATCGGCATCGAAGCGCTTATAAACGACGACCCTGAGGACACCAACATTAGAAAGTTCACAGAAGCGTCTGTGTTCAATGTTGAGCTCAGAGCCAGTGTTATCCCATGGTCCTGATTTCGAAGTCTCTGAAGAACAACCTGGTTACCCTGTGTCAATCCTGGCGGCACTCGTAGGTGCATCTCAAAGCTTATAGGATCTTCTCCTTGATCGAGCACAGCTTTTCCGGTTGAAACCTTGGACAAAGAAGGCGCGTACGCACCTTGTCGATCTCTCACAATAAGGTGAGTGCCACCGGAAGGAGCACCGCTACCTGAAAAATTGAGATATCCTAGGCTCTTTGGGAATATGTCAAGAACATATTTCTCAAATCCCGTCAGGCTGTCTAGGAACTCTAAGACCTCTCTCTTAGAACCGTCAAACGGGTAGTTATTGATGATTAGATCAAACGTGGTGTTTATCTTCGCCTCAGCTGAGCTAAAGAATGTGTGATTCTCAAATTTTGACCAGTCAAGAGGTATTTGCTGTGTCGACTTAATTGGTGAACCAGGAGGATCATATCTAAATGATTGAGTAAATGACTGAATCGATCCGCTAAGTGTGGCGGCATTTACATTGACAACAGCAGCAGCATCTCCCGTAAGTCCTCTTACTATGCTAGGCGTAAAGAGGCTCGATCCTGGCGCAAACGTGTTTCCCTGTCTTCTCATTTGACATTTACTCTAAATTCAGGACTCTTCTGCGCCACCTGCAACTCTACTCCCCTGTCAATGACAAGAAACTCAAAGTGATAAACTCTTCCAGGAGGAAGTGCACTTGTCTTGAAGTTAAAGAACATGCCATCAGAGTCTGTTGAGCATCGAGTCCCATACGAGCTCCTCTCGTATGGAATTACAACTCTACCTGTGTCAGAGTCTACGACTCGATAGTACACTTCCTCAAACATTTCACTCTTGACATTCCTGTAAGACTTTGCGGGTTTGTTCTGGACATTGTTTGTGTCTAATCCAAACACTCTCACTTTGACGGTGTCACTGAGAGAGTAATCTCCCAGGAGATTGACGACCTTGAGCACAGGGTTCCTCGGGATGTATGTCAGAGATGTTCTCGTTGGAGATGTGACCACAAGTGAGGACGTGTGGTAGCCTATTGTTCCATCATTTGACGACCAGATCTCACTGAAGGTTATTGACCCACTGCTTCTCACTACATCGCCTATCGTTGTAGTTCCACTTATGACTGAAGTGTCGACAGATGAGAGAGCAAATGTTGTATAATAGAGGCCAGATATCCCTGTTCCATCCGTGCTTATGTTGTATTGGCTCACATCAATTGTCTTTGAGAAAGATCCTGTCTCAATTCTCAGCTTCATACATGAGTCACCAACAACAGGAACGAGTGATGATCCTGATACTATATTGGCTGGAAGGCCTCGATGGTAGTTGGACAAGAAAAGTGATCCTGAGACATCAAATATAAATGACTCATGATAGTCCTGTATTGTGTCATTAAACGTGACATGAATTGACGGCCGAAGAAACACATTCTTCGAGTGCCTTGATCCAAATCTCTTGACAAATCTTGTCTTTTGATCTTCCTCCTCCGAGCCTGTGAAGGAGAGCCTAAAGCCACAGTCAGGAAGGATTCCGGCGAGAGTCGCAGACACAATTTTTGTGACGTCTACCGATAGATCCTCTGTGCCTATGGAAAAGTGCTGCGTTACGCCTAGCTGGACAATACCGGCGCCAAGTGTTCCAGATCCTATGACATCAATATCGCTCGATCCTAGCAGGCCTATGCTGTTGGCACCGGTTGTGAACCAAGGATAAACAGTTCCGTCTCGATACGATGCAGTCACAAAGTTTGTGACATCGATGTCGGAGAAGGATCCCACATCTCTTCCGTCACCCTCATCGAATGACTGTGACAGTGGGTAAACTGAGAGCCTAAAATTACGAGGAACAGTCTGCGTTCCTAAAGCATCATAGAGTTTTAGAGTGCATCGAAAGCTAGGATCATTTATGTCAAGTATGGAGGACGTGAGAGCACGAATTGTGTCATACTCAAACTTAAGTAATCCTCTAGAGACCTCTATTGGCGCTGTCTCTCCTGATACTCTTGACTCATCGTAGAGCTTAAAAATGTCTATTGTACCTGCTCGACCCACATTTGCATCTGTCGCTCGAAAATCATTTGCAATGATTTTGTTGGTGATGTATGTGTCCTTGCTAGCTGTAAGAATGAGGTACACTTTGATCTCCTCAGATTGACGTGCCTGTGATGTCAAAGTCAGGGTATTTTAGCTCAAATATTGTTCCCCGAGGTGCCGTGATTAGCTTATTTCTAGTGGAGTTCTCGTAGTCAAAATAGAAGTCAGAGTAGATTCTATCCTGGTCTGTTCCGTTCTTTGGAAGAATGTCTAGACTTATCAGTGAGACAACACCTGGTGTATTTATGATCACATTGATGATGTCATCAATAACAATCGGCTGATCTATCTGAAAATTGTCTACCTTGAGAATGTCTCTCAGACGGGATATAACTGTCTGTATTGTTCCATTCTTATTCGCTGTTGGTGAGGTCATTATTCCAAATCGCACTTCAAAATTAGACACTCTTGCATCTAGAATATCCAGTGAGTCAGATATTAGACGGAACTCGTTCAAGTATGTGCTCAAATTTCTCTTAAGCGAGTCAGGCGAAACAGACAGGTTCCCAAATCTATCCTTGCTGATAATGTAGAGTTGGGCTGCGAGAGGATTTACAGGATTGTCAGAAATTCCTGCTCTAAATACTCTGCCAAAGCTATTAGGCATTGTGTATATTCTTGCAAGTAGATCCTGACGGCTCACAATTCTTGACTGCATCTGTCTAGAGCTTGGTATTCTTGACCTGAGATCTTCCAGTGTAGGAGCGGCATCTCCGCCTCTCGCAGGATCTGCGTTGCGAAGCTCTAGGCTACCACGAACCTGAGCAGCTTCTGATGCGCTGGGCTTATTGGGGAAGGATATGTTAAGTGAGCTGAGCACTCGAATCGATCCTGCAGCTACATTGTGCGAGAGGCCACCTCCATATCGATATCTTATTGACAGAGTTGTTCCCTTGGGACTTATGCCAAGTGTCTGCGTCTGAAGAAGTGAATTGGGATCTATTGAGAACCTAGAGAATTGCTTTTTCCCATAGAGGGGTAGGGCTAACTCACTTGGGTCAGGAACAATATCATCATCGAGAGTGTCAGCATTTCCTGCACCGAAGCGCATTGTTGTGAGACGAGTAGTTGGATCAAATGTTGAGATGAACCTCCTGGGTGCAGATATCACCTCTAGGTTCATTGGAACAGAATTTCCATCTTCATCATAGTTTGTAATTGCTCTAAAGACAGTGTCCTGTGAAAGGCTCTCTACCTGATAGTACTCATTCCCCTCACTGTCTGACACGGCGATAATGTCGCTGATGTCTGCATTGCTCAGAACTATCTCTCTAAATGGAACATGCTGATTGCTCAATATGAGTCTCTCAGTCGTCTCATTACCTGAGACACATAGACCTGACATTGTCACAACATACTGTGTTGGATTTCCCGAGTCATTTGTTGAAAATACCGTTGTGCTGTGAATAAAGTTTCCATCCGGATCTGTCTCTGAAAAGTCCAAATCCTCCACGAGATTGAAGGTCACACCTGAGGCTGACTTACAGACAGTTCCACTCTTTATGATCGGCAGTGCTGTAAGCTTTGGTCTATAGGATCCGTCTGCAACCTGTTCGGCAGGAGCTTTTATGTAAAATTTCACCTGGACGGATGCAGGAGAGGATCCTACAGCCTTCACTCCTGCATTTCTCAGGTGAAGTATTATGTTCTTTCTCTCAACTGCTGTGAGAGGATTTAGTTCTGTGAACTGATGATCTAGGTAGAATGAGAGGCTGTCACCAACAAAAGAGGCCATGTCGAGAAACAGGCCGCCGAGCGATGACTCTGAGAAATCCTGAATCTTGTCAGGGAAGTAAGTTCGTGCGTAGCTCAGAATTTCTGCGCGAAATGCATCAAAGTCCTTGGAAAGGAATGTCCTGCTTCTCTCCTTGCGTAGTTGATTCTTGACATTGACTGGCATGTTTATTATCCCGCAGTGTATACTATCGCTTCTATTATACGCTCTCGCTGAGAGAGTGCTGAGACTTTGTAAGTAATACGCACTCCTACTTTTGCGACATCCTTATTATCTCTTCTATCAACTAGTGGTTCAAATGTGAGAAGCTGCACAAACGGCATGTACTTCTCTGTGGTTCGTCTAATTCTTCTTACGGCTTCCTCATCAAATCTATCAGTTCCGAGCTCAAATGCCAGCTCAGTTAAATTTGCTCCAAAGTCATAGAGTCCTAGACGCTCACCATGATTTGTCATGATCATGTTTCGAAAGTTGTCTGCGATGTTGTTGTCGATGTCCGTGTGCATCTTCAGCAGGCCATCGCTTCCTACTCCGAGCTCAACAGGAACTTTTATTCCAATGGGAATAAGAACTCTGTCAGAAAGTGTCTTTGAGCTACGAGCATCAAAGTCCTCTTTAGACTCTCCAACAGAAGAAAAGTCGTACTTTTTTCTAATGGCCATTGATGCTAACTTCCTCCTCTCTAACTATGCTCAGAGATGAAGATGACAACTCAGTCTTTTTCAGGAGAGGCTTCCAAAGCCCTCGTGCTTTGCAGATGCAGAACTTGATGTTGCTCCTGAAGCTGTCAATGATCCACTTGTAAACGTGGTGGACACAGATATCCCTGCAGCAATTGTAGAGACTACTTGTGTGATGTCTACATCTGCAGAGGACACGTACTCGTGTATAGCGGCGGCAAGCATTTTAGCAAATGCACTAATGTTGTCTTCTGGGTTTGTCCCTTCTTGTGTGCCTCTGTTGGCTGAGTCCTGAACTGCCTGCCTTATGTCTTTTTCAAGTTTTTCTCTGGCGACCTTTAGAGACATATTACTCTCCAAATACTCTTGTTGATTGAAGGTTTGTTATCTCCTGCTTTCTCTGCAGTATATCGGTTTGAAGCATTGTTGCACCCTGTGTAATTTGAGGAGACGGCAGTCCATATCCAGGAGTTGTGTGTGTCAACAGTTTTTGACAAAATTGATCTATGGCATCATACGTCTTTGTTAGAAGCTTCTCAAGTTCAGAATACTTTACATAGGGTTCTGAGCCCTTCTCTCCCGGGCCTGCTCCTTGATCAGGCTGTCCTAGATAGATCTTGTTTCCACTTATCTGAACTATTCCTGAGGGCAGCAAATATACTGACGCAGCATCATCATTCAACGCTCCCTCTTTGATTATTCGAATTCCTCCGTTAATTGTTCCTCGATCGGTCTCTTTTCTTGCTATGATTCGAATTTCATCTGACTTCATAACAATGAAAGGACTGTCTACAATGTTCTCTATGTCACCCTCAAACGCGGGATAAATTAGATCACTAGTAACATTAAAATTTGCGTCTCCATTTGTTCTCATGGAGACGTATATCCTACTAGCGTCTGCTAAAAAGTCAGGATCTCCTTCTTGAGGCCTGTCGAGCCTGTTCCACTCTATAGAGGACCTTACTGAGTCATTGACATATACAGCGGCATTCTTATCAACCTCAAGCTTACCTCTCGTGTTCTGAATCACACGCGGCTGCGTGTCCTTTACTGTTCTGTTGTCCTGCTCAGGCTGTGACTGCTCATAAAATCTTCCTCTTCCGGAAACTATGTCTATGGTCCCACAGAAGTCAGGAATTGGAGTTGTTGCAACATTCGAAGAGTCGACATCAACATAAGCATTGCTGTTGACAGCGCTGTCAGGCCTATTTGTTGCGCTCCAGCCTCTATCTTGTCCTAGACATATGAGTGTATTGTTAGACCCCTGCAAAACCAGATCACCTGGTCGCTTTGTGAACCTTGGAACAGGCTCTAGAACAAATGACTGCATTGCAAGAGAGCCTGTGTAGATCTGATCGAATGGATTTACAGTGGGAGACTCTTCTGATGGTCTTATAGTTGGTGAAGACTCTTCGTCTGTTTCTGCACCGTTAGGATATCCAGGAGGACCGGGGTTCTTACCTGCATCCTTAACGCCATCAAACGGATTAGTCTCTTCAGCGTCATCATCATCACCTGCCGCACGCACCAATGTGTCAGTCGTGACCTTGTCAAAATAAAGAGCGTGTCTTCTATCAGCGTGCGTAAAGTTTATATCATCAACAAAGTCTGACTCCGATATGCGACAAAGCCAGTATCCTACTTGTGCGCCTGACTCTTGCATTATCCACACAGTCTCACCTGGTTTTAGAGGCATTGAGAAATGTGGGGGAAAGAATGGAAAACAGAGTAAATTCTGCGCGGCAGCAGATGCGCCAGGTGAGCTTGTCATCTGAACGATTATGCTGTTTCTAGGTGCGGTTCGAAGTACAGTTATTCCGCCAAGAACAGAGGATGCTATGCTCTGAAGTTCATCATTAGAGCGTCTTGAAATGTCTCCTAACACTTCTGTAACTGTCGCTCTAGTAAAGGGTCCTCCTGCACCTGCAGAAGTTGCTCTCATTGAGGCGAGCTCGGACCCTATGGTTGCTGTACCAGGACCACCTGCTGCAGTTCTAATCGGATCTATTCTTGCTGACCTAGGCATTATCCCCTGCTTATGGTGTCAAAGACATCGTCCGGACTTATTTTCTGATCCTGCTTCTCAGCATCGCTTATCATCTCAGCAAGTCTGAGAATCTGCTCGTTTGACTTGCTCATTCTCTCGAGGTACTTTGTGAGTGTGGCACCTAGTGACACATGCTCAGCAGTGCCAGCAGACATTCTCGACCAGGCATCTGTGAAGAGCATGGCAGCGTTCTCACGGTCGACCAGGGCATTCTCATACACTTCCTTCCACAGGAGCTTCTTCTTCTCCTCTGTGGATGTAAGCTCATCTAGAATGTCAGAGAATGCCTCAAGCTTCTTCTTGAGCTTCTCTGTGCTGTCCATCACTTTTTCCAGCTTTTCAGTTGACACTTAGAACATCCCTCCCATGCCACCGTCATCATTCGTGAGACGCTTATAGTGCTTTCGTATTGAGGACATTGCAACTGATAGCCGCTTAGAGGAAAGTCCTGAAATGTCCCTCACGTATATGAGCACAGCGCGCTTGTTTAGAAAGTCTAGGTCGTCGATCTTGTCAAAGACTGTAATTATTGCCCTTATGCATGTGAGCTCAGTCTCGCTGGTGACAGACTTTTCAATCTCTCTAAGCATTGACTGTATCTCACTTCGAGCATTTCTATTGATCAGCACCTCGTCAGGGGCCGGAGCGACATCATACGACTCTATTGCATGAAGCTGCTCCCTGGTGAGGCTCTCAGGAGCGTCAATAGATATGTGACGCTTATTCTGCTTCTGGTGCTTCCTGGATCGAATAATGAGCCAGTTCTTTGCCACAACGTTAAAGTAAGAGAACGCCTTTGTGCCCTTGTCAGGGGACCACTTATTGAGCGACTCATACAGGAATGAAACGCAGTCAGACTTTAGCTCCTCAAATGTGTCGTGCTGAGTCTTAAATCCGTAGACCAAGATGAGATTTTCAACGAGTGAGTCGAATGCAGGTTGAATTTGCTGCAGGTACAGGGCACGCTTATCGTCATCACACGATGCCACCTGAAACCTTGTTATCGCTTCCTGTGTGACATCTGTGAAGTACATCGATGTCGATGGTGACTCACCTGGGCGTCGCTTGATTCTCTTCTTAACTCTCTTGATCATCAGAGGCCTCTCCGTCCTCGACCGCCCTGTCATCTATTGAGGCAAAACGATTTGCAATTAGCAAAAGCGTGTCCCTTGTTGCCTTTATGTCGTTGACAACTTGCCTGATTTGAGGACTATCGTAGAATATAGGTATCTCGAGCACCTTACTCATTGATCGATACCTCTCATCAAGGGCATCAAGAGACTGCTCAATCGCGTCCTCTATCCTGAGGATTATGCGTGCGAACTTGTAGACGTAGTACAAGCTCACTGCGAGGCACAGGAGTAGGAAGACAATTGTGATCAGCGCAAAGGTCATATCATATAAAGCTTGCTAGCTTCTCATCGTACATCTTACAAATGGACGAGAAGCTGTAATCTTTTCTAATTCTCTTTGCAGCCTCTGATGCTCGGTGCTTCGGCATCACTGACTTCTCATAGAACTTTCTCAGCTTCTTCTTGGCGTCGGCTTCGTGTGGGGCGGCCCACCTTGTGCCCTTCATGAAGATCTTGTTGTCCACCCTGGAGTCGTGAATCTCAGACAGCGTGTAGTCTACAGAGACAAAGTCCTCCTTGAGGAAGTCGAGGTGGCCTGACCAACCCGTAGCTATGACTGGCACTCCTGCAGCAGCAGCCTCTAGCGTTGGAAGCCCATATCCCTCTCCCCTAGTAAGGGAGACAAGGGCCTTGACTGATGGGTGTCGCATGAGTGAAACCATCTCCCTGTCTGACATCTTGCCGTGAAGAAAATGGACTCTCGGATAGGGAGACTTCCTCGCCTCCTTCACGATCTGTGACACAAAGCGCTCAGTGACAAGCCTATCAATTCTAGTTGTCTTTCCTGAGTTTGTCTTTAGAATGAGCCCTACATCCTCGTTATTCTTAAACTCCTCAAACATCCACTTGAGAGTGTAGAAGAGGTTCTTCCTGTCATTCTCCGGGTTGTTTCCTGTGAGCTGTCCGAACAAAAGGAAATTGAATGAGGTGCTGAAATTGTGAGGAAATTCCTCGATATTGTCGTTTAGGATCTCATCGTAGAATGACTCAGCAATAACAATGATTGGCACTCTTAGTAGGCCTGATGCCTCAAGTGTTCGCTTAGTGTGACTCGATGGGACAACGACAGCGGACATTCTATTGCATGCCTCGATCCACTCAGGGTTGCACCTGTCTGTCTCAACTGCAGCTGTCACTCCAATGTTGACTCTCGCGACTCGAGGATCCCACTCATTTGGAAGCTGCACCTGTAGTGAGAGATCAAACACAGAGACATTTTCCATATGACCTGTTCTCATCATTATCTTGCCAATGAGACCTTCCTCCTCGTTGGCGTCAATAATCCAAGGTGTGACACCCCACGGAAGTGTCTGAATCTTCACGTCCCAGTCTGGCTTCGAAATTGCCCACCTGGCAACCTGCCTTGCGTGGACTCCATAGCCTGAGCTGGTGAGAAATGGCCCTCTAAGTAGTACTCTCTTCATCAGTGCTCCGTAATTCTCCAGGTGGACTTATTGCTACGCCAATTCTCTGTGAGATCAGTTAGCGTAGCGTCCCAGTCGTCTATCGTCTTCTGTAAGCTGAACTCTGAGAGGGCGTAGCTTCTGGCTTTCTGTCCTAGTGCTTCACGCTCATTTGGGCTCATCTCGTACAGCTTCAGAATTGCATTTGCTGTGGTCTCTGCAGAGCAGTAGTCCTCGTAGATATAAGGCACCTGCTGTGATCCCACCAGGGACTGCATCTCAACAGGAAGGGCGACGCCGTTCTCAGTTCCATCTCGGTGATCAACCACCTGTCGCGTGAGTCCGCCTGTCTTGAGGGCGACGATTGGCTTGCCGCACTGCATTGCCTCTAGGGTTGCGAGGCCAAATCCCTCAGCATAGGAGATGTTGATGCATGCGTCTGAGATGTTGTGCAGGACATTCATCTTTGCAAAGTCAATTCGCTCCGGAGAGAAGACGACTGTATCCTGTATTCCCATCATCTCAGATGTCGCGTAGAGGTTTGGCCCCTCCTGATCGTCCGGCTGTGTGTGCATGAGGAGGCACACGTCTTTCTTGCCGTACTTCTCCTGGACCTTTTGCGTGAAGAGCTGCCAGGCCCAGAGGATGTCATTGGGGCGCTTTCTCTTAGCGTTCCTATTGACCCAGAAGAGGACGAACTGGTCCTTGCGTGGCTCACCTAGCACCTGCACTTTAAGACGCTTCACCTCATCCTTGTTTGGAATTTGGTGGAATATCTCCTCTGGAAGAGCGTGAGGAATGAAGTTCGTCTTTCCTGGACACATGTCCTTGACGTAGCTGTAGGTCGCGTGCGAGTGGCAGTTGATCAGGTCAGTTGAGTCGTATAGGACCTGATTGAACTTTGGAACAGGAAGATTGTCCCACACATGCCAGTATGCAATTGGGCAGATCTGGTGAATCTCGTCCTCCATCTCCCACACCCAGATGAAGAACCTTGGATCAGTGAACAGAAGGAGGACGTCAGGGCGCTCAACGGCAAGAGTCTGCCTGAGCATATCAGGGGTGCCAAATCCATCGACAGGCTTGATGATGAAGTCATCGCTGAGACGAACGACGTCGTAGTTCGTGTGCTTGATGGCTGCACCAAACTGGCGCACCGACCACTTGCCCTTCTTGATCAGACCGTCTATCAGGTATCTGCTCTGGCAGCCGACTCCGGATGTGGAGAGGGCGTGGTCGGATAGCATTAGGATCTTCTTCTTGGCCATCTAAACTCCACTCCTAGGTAACCATGGAAAACTAACTTGGATGTCACAGAAGTAAACGTGGTGTCTCAGGGACAGTGCTTTGTGCCCTTGTAGGGACAAAAACCACAGGAGTCGCGATTCTTCAGGAACATGCCCTTTCGGACTGAGGACACCATACTGCGCACAATCTTGTTTGCCTTCTCGATTGATCCTGGGCCAACTGACACGGGCACAAGCTCGCAGATCTTGCCTGGTTTCGCGGCGCGCTTGAGGAGAATGAAGCCACAGCGTATGTCCTTGAGGGGTACACCGTGCTTCTTGGCCCAGAAGTGCTTGTAGAGGATGAGCTGAGCGGTCATTAGAATGTCCTGCTTCTTCTCGCGCTTCCAGCCATATGACTGCGCTGTCTTCCAGTCAATGATCCAGTAGATGTGTCCATCGCCCTTCTTGTTTGGAACCTTTAGAACACCGTCCACGAATCCCTTGAACTTGACGCCGAGGTCATCGATGTCCTCGTAGAGATCCTCCTCCGCCTTGAAGATCTCCCATCCTGGAAACTCCTCATCGAGGAATCCTAGGACATCATCCCACATCTCATTGGCCCACTTTGACCACGTCTCAAAAGGAGCGTGCTTGTACCACCCAGGCTGGCGTGCGATCCACTCAGGGTCGTCAAAGTTGCACTTGTCCCACTCAGACTTGAAAGCAGTTATGAGCTCCTCCCTATTCACCTGCTTTGTCTCAATGAGCGACTCACATCCGGCGTGGACAGCAGTTCCAAAAGGGAGGAAGGGAGACGGCTCGCCCATCTCAATCTTATCAATGTGCATCAGCTTGTGACGGTAGGAGCACTCCTTCCAACACTTCACCTCCGAGAAGGAGATGTGTGGCTTGCCGGTTGGTAGTAGTGGTAGAGATACTTTTTCAGTCTGTTCTGTCATGTCCTGATTATAGACACGACAGAAGAGATCTTCAAAATATTCTCACTGTTTAAGATCACGGAGGAAGCCAGAAACATAGTCTTCAAGTCTTATTCTAGGCGACCAACCTGTCTCAGCTGATGTCTTAGAGATGTCTGCCAGCGTCACTCTTGCTTCTCCTGAGCGTGCTGGGATATAGGTTATCTCGTTGGGATTAAAAAGTTTCGCAAGCTCATTGATGGAGTAATTTCTACCGGTTCCAAGATTGTAGACTTCGCCTCTGTGATCGCCTTGAGAAAGAGTGTATAGTCCTCGTACGATGTCAGTCACATGTATAAAGTCACGACGTTGCTCGCCGTCTCCTGTGACAGTGAGAGGTGCGGCCGCCTTCTTTTGTCTCTCAAAGATTCCGACAACAGTTGCATAGGGTCCTACAATAGGCTGCCTCACACCATACACGTTAAAGAACCTCGATACCGCCGTGTTCATTGAGTAAACGCTCGAGTACATCTCACAGAGCTGTTCACCTGTGTACTTTGCGTACGCGTATGGATTGAGCATTGGGCCTGCATAGGCAGAGCTGCTTCCTGCGTACACAACATTTGCGCCGAGGCGTCGAGCATACTCTAGAACATTGGCAGTGCCATGAACATTCGTTGAGAGACAAGTAAGAGGATCAGTAAAGCTGGGCTGGATCCTAGAGAACCCGGCAATATGGAACACAGTGTCGAACTTGCTATCTGCGTACTTGTAAGTGTTGATGTGCTGGATGTCATCAATCCAGTACTCAACACCCTCTCTCATATTGCTGCGAGATGAGCTCTCTGACGATAGATTGTCCATCACAGTCACTTCGAACTGTTCGCCCTCACTCAGGAGTAGATCTACCATGTGCGAGCCGATAAACCCTAGTCCGCCTGTTACTAGTACTCTCTTCTTCATGATAATTTCTCCTTCTTCGATGAAACAGCTCTTCCCACTTGACGCTCCCAGTCTCTATCATCGGGGCCTCTTACCTCGAGATTCTTTCTCCAGGCAGCCTCTAGAACCATAGGATCAACTCCATGCGTCCTGGCCAGACACATCATTGCGTTAATGTCCTTGGGAAAGCAGTGACCTCCATAACCACGTTTGCCATCAGGACCAGGAACTGCCCAGTGACTTTCTCCTAGACGGAGATCATACTTGGCATACTCAACGACCTTATCATAGTCAATATCTAGCCCGGACTTATCTAGTGACTCGCACACCTGTGCCATCTCATTGGCAAAAGCAACCTTGACAGTGAGAAAGTTGTTGGTGATATACTTGACCATCTCGGCAGTTGTGGAGGAAGTCTTGATAATTGGTACCTTTGGAAATACAGACTGAAAGACTTGCTTCACTTGATTGATCCACGGGCTCGGACCACCTAGGATAATTCTGTTTTGTCCCCGCATATCATTCAGAGCATTTGCTTCTGTCAAGAACTCGGGATTGAAAATGACGTGCAGTCCTTGAGAACAATACTTCTTATTCCACGTCTCTGTTGAGCCTGGTGGAATTGTCGACTTCACAACAGCCACCCTCTCACCAGGAACAGATGCTAGTTCAGATAGCACACTTTCAACAATTGATAGATCGGATGATCCATCTTCGTACATTGGTGTAGGCACACAGACAAAGTACACCTTCGTAAAGTCACTCATGCTCTCAGCTGCACGTACTAATTCAGCAATACTGTCAGGAGTGAAGAAACTATCAGGTCTGTTTGGATTGTCACTTTTTAGCGCAAATATCCTGATTCCTCCTGGAGCCAGTTTCATTGCCTTGTCATAGACATAAACAGCTGTTCTTCTCTCGGAGAAAACTGTCGTTAGTGAACCACCTACAAATCCCTGACCTATCACTGCAATAGACATCTCAACCTCACAGCTTGAGTGCCAAATCAAAATCTTCTCTATACATCATCTCGACAAGCTGCTCAAAGTTGACCTTTGGCTTCCAGCCTAGCACGCTTCGAGCCTTTGATGAGTCACCCTCGAGGTGAGGCACCTCATGTGGCCTAAAGAGGCGCGGATTAATTCGAACATGGTCCTCAACCTTGAGACCTGCAATCTCAAATGTCTTATCGAGAAACTCCTGTACTGTGTGTGTCTCTCCAGTTGCAATTACATAGTCATCAGGAGTTCTCTGCTGAAGCATCAGCCACATCGCCTCAACATAGTCACCTGCAAAGCCCCAATCCCTCTTGGCGTCCAGGTTCCCGAGCTCGAGGATGCTCTGGCGCCCCAGCTTGATGTTGGCCGCGGCCATCGTAATCTTGCGGGTGACGAAGGTCTCACCGCGGAGGGGCGACTCGTGGTTGAACAGGATGCCCGAGGAGGCGTGCATTCCGTAGCCCAGCCGGTAGTTTCTGACGAGACCGTGCGAGAAGAGCTTGGCACAGGCATAGGGGGAGGCCGGGGTCATTCGGGTCTCCTCGTTCTGGGGTACCTCGGGATTGTCCCCGTACATCTCGGAGGAGCTTGCCTGGTAGAAACGGGCCCCCTTACCCTTCACATCTCTGAGAAGGCGGATGGCCTCGAGCAGGCGCAGGGTTCCAACCGCCACGGCATCAACCGTCTCCTCCGGCACCTCGAAGGACACCTTGACGTGCGACTGGGCGCCCAGGTTATAGACCTCGTCAGGCTCGAGCTCGAGGACAAGGCGATTGAGGCCTGGTCCGTCGTGCAGGTTGCCATAGTGGAGGTGGAAGTTGGGATGGTCAAAAAACTCATTGACCCGGTCCGTGTTGATGAGGGACGTGCGGCGCTTGACGCCGTGAACCTCATAGCCCTTATCTAGTAGAAGACGGGTCAGGTAGGCTCCATCCTGCCCTGTCACACCGGTTATCAGAGCCCTCTTGCTCACTCCACACCTCTCACATTGGGATATTGTAGCATGAACCAGTCGGATGTTTCCCTTATTGCAATATCGAAAGGTGTGTAGTCCTCTTCCTGCCAGGAGGTGAGATCGAAGAGGCGCCGATTGGATGACGGTTTCCGGTGCTGTCCCATCGGCTTGGTGGTGTCATAGGATATCTGTCCCTCATACCCCAGAGCGTCACGCAGGGTCTCTGCGACCTCGCGGATGGATCTCTCCTCGGTGCAGCCGATGTTGAGGGGCAGGTCATCGTCATACTCATCCGCGACAACCTTGAGGATGCGCGCGGCGTCTGGGGCATAGGTGAATTCCCTCAGGGGGGAGCCATCGCCCCACACCGTCACGCTGGGGGCACCTGAGAGCTTGGCCTCCCAGATGCGCCTCATTAGGGCCGGAATAACATGCCCGTCCTCAAGGTGGAAGTTGTCGCCCGGGCCAAAGAGATTGTTTGGAATGACTGTGATGTACGGGAGGCCTAATTGGGCGCGAATGGCACGGGTGTGCACGTCCAACATCCTCTTGGCATAGGCATACCCAAAATTGCTCGGATGCGGAGGGCCCAGGTGGAGCTGGTCCTCCGTCAGCGGCAGGGTCACGTAGGGAGTGTCGGGATAGACACAGGTCGAGAGGACTGATACTACCTTGGGCACCCGACTCCGGGAGCAGGCATCTAGCAGGTTCAGCCCCATCTGGGCGTTCTGGTGGAAGAAGGTTGCCAGGCGCTCGCTGTTCGCCTTGACCCCGCCAACGTAGGCCGCCAGGTGATAGACGGTGTCGAGCCCACTCGACCACGTGGGATTGGCATCAGGATTGCGGATATCGAATTGCTCAACATACTCCCTGACCGATGTCTCATCGGAAATATTGAGCTCGCGGCGGGATGGGGCCAGGACTTTGGAGCCGGTGCTCTCGAGATAGGAGCGCAGTGAGCTGCCCAGCATTCCTCCTGCACCGGTAATTGTGATGAGGTCAGTCATAAAGTCATGCCATTATAGTTGGGGTGTACACCCATGACACTATCCTGGTTAGGCAATCACTAGCTCTGCGGCTGCTGTGTCTTTACTTGCTAGAAATTGAACTTGCAAAGTCCTCAGAGAGAAAGAAAAAGTTTGTATGTTCGTATGTGTCATACTGATACTGAAGAGAAGATAGGATAATGCCTGACGGGGTCATAACCGGTTGAAGTGGAACTAACCCTAGAGAACTTAGCTTTTCTATCATCGTCAATAATGAAATATTTCTTTCTCTCCAACATCCCCCATATTCGAACTGACCCCCTACTATCCTCTTAGAAAGGTTAGAATCGATGGTGTCAATGGCGTCTAGCTCATATCCTTCAACGTCCATCTTTAGATACCAAAGTTTCTTATCATACTTCTGGTTTTTGACCAGGATATCTTTCAACGTATTCTTCACAACCGGTGTTTCTAGAATTTGCTTTGACTTAAGCTCATTCGTGAAAGCAGGACGATTATTCAGAGATGTCTTAGAGTATTGTCCGTCCGGCGTATATACCTTGCCTACCCCCGTGTCTTTGCAAACAGCAAAGTTGTATATCTCAAAATGAGGAAATGCAATAGATAAACTTTCACACAAGGTTGGGATGGCCTCAATTAGAATTGCACTGTCTATCAGGTCAGAAACACTAGAGGTGAACTTACCTTCGTTTGCTCCGCAGTCTATCAATGAGACTTTATCACCATATCTGTCGGACATTTTTTTGAGGATGCCCCTAGCAATTGCAGTTTCTAACATTACACACCTATATAATTCAACGTTTTATGAAAAAAGCCCCAGTATAATCAACCATGGTAATGTCAAACTTAAGATTTCTAGACTCCTCAAATTCATGAATGGCTTTTTTGAACCCCATCCAGTGTCCATAATCATCTAAAAAAATATATCCACCTGGTGCAACAAGATCATAAAGGTTTTCTATCACATGCTTTGTAGGGTAATAAAAGTCGACATCTATTCTCAGCATTGATATTGTTGCCGGTCTTGTTTTTTCATCTAGTATGCTAATAGTATCCTCAACCTTGCCATTTATGATGCGCAGTTTTTCTTCAAGAACGCCAGTCTGTAGCATCTTTTCCTTTACCCACTCATCTGATACAAGATACTCTAAATTCTTTTTCAATGATTGATTGTCCCACAAGTCGACTGCTTTTACACCTGTATACGACACGTCATATTCTTCGTGTGGTCTATCCCAACCGGCAACCTGGTCATTTGTTCCCGCATATGTGTCATATAACCAAAAATTTCTATTTGAGCAATCATTCTCCATGGACATATATGAAGATATCGCTATGAAAGAAGACTTACCAGATGCTACACCACATTCGACATAATCCCCGGGTATACCTTTTCCTACAATGTCTTTGATGCAATTATAAAGCCCTAGGCCTCTTTGTTGATGATGACCGCTACCATAGACTCGAGACATTTTATTGAATATTATACTATACATTTATTTTCTCCAAAACTATACGTCTGTCATGTCTTTGAGGACATAATAAAAAGCACTAAAGAGTTCTCAATATCTTGCAAGACAACATTAATACCACAGCCATTTTTTCTTGCTAACTCATAAAAATCATGTGTGAATACATGTAAAGCTGATGTCCGATAATCAGGACAAACATCAATGACTATCAATCGATCAGTTACTCTAAGCACTTCTCTTATGACACCTTCTATGTCTTTATGAGGTACATGCAACAAAACCAAAGATAGCACAATAGCATCAAAAGAGTTATCACCATAAGGTAGATTAGACAAATGTTCAATTAACTTAAAAGAATAGCTTACATTATTTCTTTTACATGATTCATAAAGTCTGGATCTAAATCCTTCATGGATATCCATGAAGGTTACATCTTTGCCTGCATAAGATTCAACTAATCTTCCAGTACCAGGTCCTAAATCGCATATTTTCTGACAATCTGAAATGTTATCCTTTATAAAATTCACATGCAAATTTTTCATCTTTTCATCTTTAGTCGACTCTTCACTATTGGGTTCTAGTCGTTGTGACCAGTAGTTCCTGGGCTCGTATACATTGCTCTTAGACATTATGTTGTCCTTATATCCCGCATGCTATAGTATGTCGAACCTAAAATGTGTCGCAGGTGGTCTCTGATATCCTAAACTTTCTAGAAACTTGCACATATGAAATCTCTTGTCCAGGTGCCCGGGATCCATGGTGCTAATTCCATTATTGGAAATACGCCTCCAGGTCTTGACCTTGTCATCATGATGCACATAAAACCTAGGGGCTGACGAATGTCGAAAGTGCATATAGTTGAAGTATATGTCTTCGGCGTTCATTTGTTTGTCGACTAGGCTTTTTGCGTTAGTATTTTCATTGTATAAATCCAAGTATTTTCTATGAAACATTGCATATCCAGTTAAAAGAAAGTTGTATGGAATATTGCTCTTGTAGTGAGCTGCGTCTCCAGTATACAGCCTTTTACTTGGATCGATCAGCCTAGGAACACAACCGACCAGAGAATCCGTTGAGCTTGACCAGAACTTATACATCTCGACTATTGACTCTTTGGTGCAGGTATAATCATCATCTATAGAAACTATGCAATCAGTCTTTATCTCCTCAAAGTTCATGAATCGATTGTTTAGAGAATTAACCTTGGGACATACCAACACTATCTTTTTATTGCCAATAGATTCGATATGCTTTAAAAGCTCACTTGAAGGCTCTCTATCGACATTCTGCCATACGATTATGAGTCTGTCTATTGTATCATTGTTAGCAATCCTAAGTGTTGGATGCTCGCTATCCAATAGGAAAACATCTCTATTGTAAGATGGCATTATGATCGTGATCATCGCATATTTTCTTCCAACATACTGTAGGGAACAATGCGTTCAATCCAGCCCCCATTACCATCCTCTCTATAGACATTATACAGATAAAATGGAAATTTGACTAAGTTATGATCATCGCTTAAATCATGGTTGCAATCATAAGTCATTTCAAAAAGATTCTTTTTGTTATCAGGTATACTTGCTCTATCTTTTTTCTGAGGGTCAAAAACATATAACTTTTGTATTAATGACATATCACTGCAAATGTTTTTCACTATTTCATGAACTTGCCTGTGATGCATATGTCCATACTCCCCAATGCGACCATGTGTTACTATCATTTCCCATCGTTGAGAAGAAATAATACGAGATATATCTGGTTCAATATTTTCTTGGATTCTATTTTTCTTTCCACTGTCGATACAGTTTAGCATTAAAGAATCACAACCTAAGACACTGGGGAGCCTCTCTAGAAAAGCATTTCTTCTTCTGTCTCCAACAAAACTAGGCTGTGGCGTTGTTACTGAGACTATCAACCACTTTTTATCTCTATTTTGTAAAAGAAATGATCCTGCAAAAACTATTTCATCATCTGGATGCGCAACAAACATGACACAGCTGCTAGCAATATCATTTGTTGAACCAAAGGACCAAGACTCTTTAATAAAAAGCATTTATAGCTTTCTATACCCAACTATGGACTCATAGTCGATAGATTTTTGTATATTGTCAAATCGACAAATAATCTTATTTGCTTTTGAAAAGGCTGAACTCTTTTTGTAGAAAAAAATAAGCCCATCTCTATTTAGAAGACTAATAAAAAGATTTAGAGCACTAGCGTCGTTCAATATGTGATATGGCATGCCCTCAACATAGTATTCGCACAAATGAAATAAATTAACAATATCAAAATGAGGTAAAAAGTTTTCACTTAAAGTATAGAAATCGGCAAACATTACTTTGTAGTTTTTTGCTAAATTAGGATCTTGTCTCAACAGATCAATATAGGCATTATGCTCTTCATGCTGTAATGTTATTCCCAGTATATTGTTTGGAATAGGCAGTGTTTTATTCTTCAATCCAATGTAGTGATGGCCGCCGGTACCATAGTGAAATATATTTTTACCATAAAAATTTTTCTCCATATACTCGGCAAAGTGTAAATCACACGGACATTCATGCGGTTGAAAGCTATAGAACTTTCTATACTCGTTTAGCTTCATAGGCTCATTCCCTCATATCCATATCGTGACATTCCTTCTACAAGATTTATTTCTGGTTTATTACTTAAGCCCCATGCTCCCATATTGTGGGTGATTGGATATACGACTCTATTGGCATTTGAAAAAAAGGAGGCCCACCAACTATAGGAACTCTGGGATATAATCATGTTTCGAAACTTTGAGAAGTAATACCAGTCCAAGATATAATTGTCTGTACAGACTATAGTTGGTCTTAAATGAGAAAAGTAGCTTATGAATGGGTCGTTAGGAGAATCTGTGAATATCCATATTCGTTCATGATTAAAAGAGTTGATCATTTTCATGTAATGATCAGTTGTTATTGTGTATCCATGAGAGTGATAATCACCCAATCGAATATGCACTCCTAGGTCGGACTCATCTGGCATATCGATATATCTAGAACTTACCATATGGTCGAATAGCAGCTTAATCTCCTCAGAAACGCCAATCCATTCCTGGGTTAATTTTTCTCTATATGGAAGATAGTATGAAGATCTCTGAAAGTACCCCTCAAGGTGTATTGGCCCATTATGTTTTAGGGCTGACTCAATATCAATAATGTGTCTCTTTAGCGTTAATACACTATTTCCTTGTGGGTTTCTTCCTGTGATATTCTCCTGTATATCAAAACCGTATATGGGAGGACACGACATACTCATGCCCGTTTCTTCTGATAAAATTCTGGCCATCGCATATTGGAAAAGCTGATTGCCAGTTCTTCCCAGGTATTTTACGGTTATCATGGCATACCACCTAGATGACAAAGGATGTTTTCATGAAAGTTATCAGGCATCAAAAACCCCTGATAGAAAGTAAAGATCTTTTCTTGCGCTTCTTTTATCCACTTTTCATCTAGATTCAAAAAGTCTGATGCATGCGAAGCATGCTTTTCATCAACTAGAATATAACTGTCTTTTGGAAGTGTACTGGGGACTTTGAATCCATCTGAAATAATGACCGGTATGCAGCCAGAAGATATCGACTCCCACAATCTTATTGTGCCATATCCAGTGCCGCGTGGGCATATTGAATAGATCGACCTAGACAATAAATCTTTGTAGTCGTTTTCATTCGACGCGCTCGGGGACTCAAAGTGCCATTTGCCAGTGTCTATAGAAAGAACCCTAGGATCACGAGATATCTCTTTTCTAGTTTTGTGTGTCTCATAACTTCCCATAAAGCTGGCCAGTATGTCTCTTCCAAACGCTTGATTGACATTTTTGGTCTCACAATTAATCGGCCAGTGAGGTATAGATACGTGGTTAACATGACTCGAAGCATGACAAGAAAAAACGGAGCATTCATACCATTGCAACATATCACAGTTAATATGCTGGGATATCATGATACATCTCGAATATTCTTCGCCTAGATGCCTTCTAATGCCATCGATAATTTGCTGAGTTGATCCTACACCATATTTTTTAATAACTCTGACCCAGCTAACATCTATTAGAGTTCTGTCTATTGAAGAGTATGAATCAATATTTTTTTTTATGAGATTGTGATAGTTTTCCTCAGTCGGAACACTGCAAGAAACACCCGACACATCTAGATTTTCTATGGCAAGTATTTTCAATGTTTTGCCCCTACTTCTTTTTCATAAGTTTCTTTATATTTTGTGTATATTGGACAATTGATATTCCATGGCTTGGCATTATTCCAATAGTGATTTAGATACACCGGGTGTTCAACAGGCAGCCCTTTGCAATATGCGCTTTCCCCATCAAAGACCGTATATCGGGCCCAACTATTCCATTCATAGCCCACGTCTTGATGTGTATAATCATAATTGGCTTCTTTAAAAAAGCTATTGATGAGAGACTGATCAGTTCCTGGATGGACAAATCTTCTATCTCGAAAAAGAATTGCCATAAAGTCATTCCAGGAAAAAAGCTTTTGATCAGAGACCAACATTACCCCGGAGTTTAAGACTGGCTCTGTCAGGTGATCAGTTTGACCAGGGATCACCTGGTGATTGACGGCTATGAATGGCTTTTGCTTTGACGCATTGATCAAAGCCTTAGTATCGTGGATTACAAAGGCATCGGCATCGATGAAAATAAATGGCTCATCAATCAAACAAAGGTTGTACAGTTTAAACAATACATTGTGACTGGCCTTCTTTTCATCAGGGTGTCCTGAAAAAGATATATCTGTATTGCGATGCCGAATTTCATTTCGAATATTCAAGCTAGAACACTTCGTCTCTAGATATTGAGGCAAAGGTTTTTCACTAAGAACTAGAATATCATTATCTGGAAAATATTTTCTAACCTGATGCATCCAGGCTGAGCACATGATATTGTAGTTTTCATTATCCGGATAATTGAAGACAGACGTAATCAACATGATATTTTCTCATCGATAGAAATTTTTCCGGTTTCCTTCTCTACTTTTAGATCGATCAAGAAGTCATCTTGCAAAAAACAGTTACTGTTGATATTTTCATCTCCAATATTTTCGAATGAAACAACTCTGTTTTTTGAATCTTCGATATTGAAGCCATCCCTAGATCTTCTATAGTAGATCAGGTGATTTCCATATGGCAGGTCCATATCCTGACCCTTTTTTTCAGTCTGATTTTTTGGTAACCACGGATACATACAGGCTCCCCATGGATTGATAGGGTCCGGCCCAAACCTGATTTCTCCAGAAGTCTTTATGCAACAAAAGGTCCAGTCTCCAGCATTTTCGTATAGTTTTCTTCTTTTCATCCCAGGATTTTGAAGACCAACTCGAACATACTTTCTATTGACTACATTTACAAGGTTAAAATACTCACAGTCAGTGTCTGGTTCTTCCCACGCAGATATTCTGTCCAATATCCTGTCCTTGATACCGTCATATAGCATGACATCATCTTCTAGTGAGAAGTAGATCGATTCAGGGTATAGATTTCTACAAACTTCCAAGCTTTTGATTTGAGCTTTTGAGTGTGTCTTTGAGACGGGGTGCGTGTCTATTGTGTTTCCGTGGTCTCTTTTTAGCTTCAAGCTTGGGATAGGATCCCATTCACTGACATCAATATACGATATTTTTACACTTTCTTGACTTTGGCGCCTGTATCTCTCTACTTCCTTCGATGTCTCATCAGTAGATCCGTCGTCGGTTACAATAATGTGATCGAATATTTTTGCAGCGTGTCTTAGACATGAGTAAATTGTTGGCCCAGAGTTGTATGTCTTAATGCAACAAACCCAAGGAACGGTTCTACAATATTGTTTCCACAAAATGCTCATTTAGATATCTACTCCAATTGATCTCATTCTGGCGCTTAAGCAGTTTTCCTCAAATAGTGATGCACTATCATCCACAACAACACTTCTCACAGAGCCTATTTTTCTCTTTAGTTCGCTGGGGCTTTTGAAAAATATCACCGCTGATTTATCTCTCAACATCTCCTCGTGCCTCCTGTAGGAACCAACTGTGTGCTGTAGCAATAGCCGACCAGAATACATGACCTCGTAGGCCCTTGTATTGAGGGCCCGGAGGACACCGATGGGATTAATCACGGTTCGATATGACATTAGGTTTAGTATGTAATCATCCCAACCTAACGACCTTGAGGTGTTGGTGATGACAATACGGTCCTTCAAATCCGGATCCTGCAGTATCGATGACAGGAGCTCATTGCGCATCTGATACTCGGGCTTTCCTGCCTGGCCACTGAAGAGAAGTTTATCCGTCTCAGGAAGAGGGGTTCTCTCATTGTAGAACCGGCACGAGGCCCACTGGGGAAGCCAATCGAAGCCATACTTGTCACAGTCGTCCTCGTCACAGGCCAGCACCCTCTTGCAGAACTTGGACGCCCTCAACAGTGATAGGTGGCTCTTGTATTGCCAGGCTGGGACAATGGCATCGATCCTCTCGAAGCACCAGACCCAGTGCTCCCATTTTTCCTTGCGCGCGATCCAACGTGTAAGCTTCTCATCCGTGTCCCAGAGAAAGAAGAGGAAATCATGCCCGATGAAGAGCAGGTCATCCTCGACTTCAAAGACGTGCTCATAGTCCTGCTCGGAAACGACCACTACATCCTGTATTCCATAGTCGAGAATCGAGGATGAGGTGCCGCAGCCATAGTCCTGTGTGACCAGCTTCACTCTTCCCACTCAATCCACGGGGTGGGCTTATTCCAATCCACCTTGCTGTGAAATACGTGGCCGCCGAGCTCGGTGGCCAGCTTCTTTCCTAGCGCCTCAATCTCCTCCTCTGACACCTCGGACCAGGGGAGATCGAAGAACATATTGTTCTCAGCCGTGTCCTCCTGCTTGATATCATAGAGGCTCTGCCAGTGCTGGGACCAGTAGTCGCGGTAGGTCCGAATCTTTCGGGGGATGTCGAACCACGAGTAGTGTCTGACTCCCGGAATCGCATCTGTCACCCTCCTGAACCAATCAGTGTAGGCGTCCTGAGCCTGCTTGTTTCCGGAGAGCGCGGCCATTCGAGCGCGGTGTACATCCTCTGTGTAGAATGAGGCGTGAGGAATAGGCATGCCTGTCTCTGTGTGCACGTAGTCGCAGCCGTCAGTTCCCATCGAGGCATACAGGTGACCCTCAGCGTCACTCCTTCTCAGTGGGCCTGGTACACCGTGTGTGATGTGTGGGAGGTTCCTAGATAGGCGCCACTTCCACGGATTGATATCCATGCGGGCCTTGGTCGGTCCTCCCCAGAACTCCACGACAGGAAGCGATATGAGGTCCGCCTCCTTCGGGAAATTGCGACAGAGCTGGACGATCTTCTCGTAGTCCTGCGGCTCCACCACCTCGTCGGCGTCCATCTGCCAGAGGAACTGAGAAGTGCAGAGCTTTCTAGCCTCCGCCTTCTGCGCTCCGTCGAACACTGCGAACCGAGGATGGCTCCAGTCCCTCTCGACCAGGTGCACCTTGAGTTTCGGCTCAGTCTCAGACCACTTCTGCAGCGCCTCGAGGGTGCCGTCCTTTGAGCCGCCGTCTACAACAACTACCTCATCGCAGAATCCGAGAAGTGACGTGATGGACTCCCTCCAGGGATACTTTGACTGAATGCAGTCCTTTGTCGTGGTGTAGCCACTGATGGTTGGCTTGTACTCCATGGCGGACTTGATCCCATTCCAGAACTGCTCACGTGCAGCAAACAGGTAGGACTCTGTTGTGAGCATATCGTCAGTGTCGAACCACTCCTCGGTGGCATGCTGCACGTTGTTGTTGATCACCAGCTTACAGCCTAGCAGCTTTGCCTCAATCACGAGACGAGGGCACGTGTCCCATCCAGCTGGGAGGTAGACGAGGCCTGCGGACTGAGCGAGCTTCTCCAGGAGCTGGTCATACGGAAGGTTCCACACAACCTCGTGGTCTAGCATGTGCGCCTTGACGTGGTCCAGCGCATTCTGGTAGCCCTTGACCCAGGACTCTGATCCTAGCACGATCCACTTCTTCCTCTCCTCCACCTTGTCCTCCGTGCCGTAACGGGACCTGAGGAGCTTGAGGGCGAGGAAGAACTTATCATCGAAGACGCTGCTGAGAACAGTGTTAGGCCTCTCCTCGAGAAAGGGAAACAGCTTGTGGTAGTGCTCCATCTGTCGCTCTGACATCCACCAGAGGTACTTGGCACCGTAGTAGAAGGCAGATATAAGCTTGCCGTGCATCTGGTCATGGCAGTCGCAGGGTGTGTTCTCAGCGTGCTCGTGCTTCTGAGGAGATCGGTACTTGCAGTACTTGTAATCATACTCAAGCACTGAGTAGTTTAGATTCGCAACAATCGTGGGAATGAGCTCGAGCTTCATCTGACTGAAGTTGCCGAAGATCCAGAAGCGATCGTGCAGCTGCTCCATGAGCTCTAGGGTAAGCTCTCTAGATCTAATTCTCTGAACCCTGAGAGGTGAGGAGTCAATGAGCGCCTGTGATGTGAGCTCTGCGCCGCCTGTGTACTCATCTGCGAATAGGTCTGCTACAAACACGATCCTCGACTCTGGGTCGATATTTGGACCGGTACTGAAAGGGCTGTTAAACATCTGTCTCCTGTGTCTGTTCTGCTTTAAAGTACTTAAGATCTTAAGTCTTAAGATCAGATCTGTACACTCTGACTAAGAAAATTGTACATACATGTTAGAAGTAGCTAGCTTGTTATGTCTGCTCTGCTAAAACTAGACTCACTAGCGACTCACTCATGCATATTTACCGGTAGCGGTTAGAGCGCCACCGAGAGAAATATCATGACGGGCGATTTTAAGTCACATCAAATACAGACAAACAAGGTCATTGTCACTGGAAGCTTTGGGAGCGACACACTCAATCAGCTTCTCATATACAACTACTCCGCCCAGGACACCGGGACACCAAACCAGGGTGTGATCGATGCTACAAAGTTCGACACTAGCTCCGGAATTGGAACAGACGTCCTACTGTTCATATCAGGCGGAATTGGAGAGAAGGATGTTGCAGATGCAAACTCCATCACTTGCATAGGTGGCGACCTCCACGTCTCAGGAAATCTCTCAGTCTCAGGACTAGGAGCCGGCTCCACAGGAATTAAGTACTGGCTTGAGAGCTCTGACAACATCGTTGTACCTGGAAGGTATCAATACCTCGTTCAGGGTGCAATTATCATTGATGCAGGAGGAGCTCTCACAGCTGATCCTGACGCACAAATAGTTATACTCCCGTAATAGGCACAAGGAAGAGGACAATCTCATGAGTGAACTTAAACTTTCGAACATAACAGAGCCTGCATCACCTGCAACAGTTGGTCAAGTGACTGTCTATGTGTCAGGATCAGCGGCGACTCCAAACATTCCGGAGCTTTACTACAAGGATGAGTTTGGAACTGTAACTGGTCCACTAGGCAGTGGAGGCGGCGGGGGAGGAGATGATCTCTGGTTTACTACACAAAATCTGTCTATCTATACGACTGGATCAGCATTATTTAGAGGACCGGCCGGAACAAATGATTCTCCTGATGACTTTGGAACAGACATATTTTTCTATGTTTCTGGAACAAAAGCAAGCAAAAATACCGCAGTAACAGGAACTGCGGTATTCGAAGGTGATGTTGTAGTGTCAGGATCTTATTACATGGGTTCCGACGGCGGCAATATTCAGCCACTTGACTTTGGAATTCCTCTTACACAAGTAGGTATTCTGTCGACAAATGAAGTCGGTATGAAGAGGAGCTCTTACTCAATCATTGCTGCCTCGTATGGAATTGGTTTTGAAGCAAACACTTATTCTTCGGCAAGAAGCTCATATTCTGGTCTTTCTGGTTACGGCGTGTATCTGTCTAACTATTGCACGGTTGATTCAACTGCGATAGGCAATAATCATGCGCATCAGGCTAGCAGCTATAGCTCTATAATGGCATCAGACGGCGCACAAATAGTTGGGTCATCTAGATGTTTTACTGCAGCAGTAAATAAAAGTCCCAGTGGTCCCTCGTTAAATATTGGTAATCAGTCTGCAATAATTGCAACAAGTGATCCTACTTTACAATGGTTTAACAATTCAGCTATCATAGGAGGTTCAAGTAATATACTTGATGGTGGAGTTGGTCCATTAGATTCAAGTCTTATTCTTGCTGGTAAAAACTGGACAGTACAGGAGAGTGACACAATTGCTATAGGCGCAGCGTCCGGAGCTTCAACTCGTCTTTTAGTAAGTGCATCCGGTGGAATGTACTTAGGAGGAGATCTCCAGGTAACCGGAAGTACTTTAGTAAATGGAAAAGTAGAAGCATCTCTGGGCCTCTCAGGTTCACTCACTACTCTAGCAAATGGTCAGTCATATCTCATCGCCGGCGATGGTATCATAATATCAAGCGGTTCCAATACCTCTGTGACAATATCACAGAAGGAGTGGATGACTGTGACGCTAGGACACGCAGCTATTAATGCACCTGAGCTCAATACAAATTATTACGTAGGACAGATGTATGGATTGCCGGCATCAACCACTGTGCCATCGACAACAGGATCCTTTCAATACACGGCACAGGTAACAGGATCTATTAGAAAAGTAGATGTTTTCCTCTATAGCGCAAATAATACAGGACAAAAAGCAGGACCTATAACGATCAAAAATCTCACAACTAGCCAGGATAGAACGCTATTTGGAAATGAAGTTGTCGATATGACGTCTATCTACGAGACTAAAGCTGCTGTTATTTTAACATCATCTCTAGACATCTCACCAAATGATAGAGTAACAATCGAGTTTAATGCAGGATCAACCAAGTGGACGAACTCAAATCTTCACGCAACATATGATCTACTAATACAGGTGTCAGGATCTGCTTGGCCTTGAATAATATTGAAAATTCGATCATTAATAGACACAAAGGAATGACATGAGCCAGCTAAAACTATCAAACGTCTCTCCTCCTGCCGCTCCTTCGTCTGGCAAAGTCACCCTGTACGCAGATGGAGACCAGATCTACTACATCGACTACTTGGGAAACATAACCGGTCCTATAGGCGTCGGTGGCGGTGGAGGAGACAATTTCTTCTTCTCTGAGGTCGATAAGTTTATAGAGGCGTCTGGCTCACTAATTCTCTCTGAATCACTACTGTCCAGCTACCTCTCTGCGTCATTTGGTGCGGAGATATCAGGAAGTGTTGTGTTCGCAGGCCTAGGTGGATTCACAACAGGATCAGATGCGCTCTTCTTCGTATCCGGATCAATAGGGAGCAAGGACGGAATAACACCAGGTGTCTCTGTGTTTGGAGGAGATGTCCACGTCTCAGGAAACGTCTCAGCTGACGGCGACGCCACTGTCTCCGATTTTCTGGCAGTGGGCCAGAATCTTCAGGTGGTTGGTCTCCTAGGAGTGACAGGCAGTGCCCAGTTCCTCGGTGGCGTCACAGGATCCTTTACTGGAACAATGACAGGGTCGCACACCGAGATCACTCCTGGCATCGCATTTATAGTCCCTGGTGACTCAAGCATCGATATTGTGACTGCCTCCAACGGCCAGATTCAGATAACTTCAACAGGTGGTGGAAGTAGCGCAGAGTATTGGAAATCAGATGTCAACGATGCAATATGGGCATCAGGATCAGTTCTAATTCGCGGAGCTGATACAACTACAGCTACTTCTGATTATGGCACGGACACATTCTTCTTTGTGTCAGGATCAACACAAGATAATTCGAGCAAAAAAGCTGTATTTGGTGGAACTACATTTGTTTCAGGAAATTTGCAAGTTCCATTTAACACACCAATTCAGTCAAGAGGAACAGGATCAGCCTGGATTGGAATTGCAAGATACATTAACGCTTCACCAGCCTACGGAGCGCAGATCCTACTAATTGGCGATCCCGATTACAACACTACAGGCATCGGTTTAAATAGCGATGGTCGGACACTGGCTCTTATTTCTGGAAGCGGCGGTTACTTCTCTGGTTCCTACATGTTCCACGATGGAATATCAGGATCGCTCACACAGCTCACCGATGGCACATCTTATCTCGTTGCCGGTCAAAACATTACAATTACAACTGCCTCAAATGGTCAGGTGACGATTGAGGCGACAGCAGGAGGTGGTAGCAGCCCACAGTTCTGGTTCTCCACAGGATCTAATGAAGTGTATACAACAGGTTCAGTTCTAGTTAGAGCCGGCCTGTCAGCTACACCAGCGATTAGCAAAATAGAGTTTGACGTATCAGGCAGTGAGTACTCTATCTACTCGGACGCAAATGGAACCTTGCATCCTTATAATGGAAGTCTTTTAAAGTCCAAGGACATTGAAGTTGCAGATGCGTCCTACAGTTGGTTGTCAGGAAGCATCACAATATCTTCGACAACTGTTCTAGCATCTGGATCAGGTGGTGACATTAGTCTATACTCCGGACATGGAGGTTGGGACGCTTCTGTTTCACGAGACGGTGGCTTCATAGACTTGATTGCCGGAAACGGAGGAAACACTGACAATTTAGGAGTAGGAGATGCAGGTCCTGGTGGGTCTATTAACATAACGGCCGGCGCGCCGGGGTGGAATGGTGGCGCATTCCAGGTTGGTGAGGAAGGCAAGGCCGGAGATATCAGAATTCTTGGCGGTGTGATTACGCCTATCAGCAGGTCGATAAATGGCTCATGGCTCATAATTGGTGATCCAGCTTCAAGCTCAAGTTTTGCATATATTGGATTTGATGATTCTGATATTGGCGCTACAAATTACTTCAGCACAACAGACACATACTTCTTTGTATCCGGCTCAGTAGGATCTAGAGGAACCGCCGATAGAGGAACTGCAGTATTTGGTGGCGATGTCGTAATTTCAGGAACACTTTGGGGAGGTTCACCTCTAAAAATAGGGTCAGGCTTACAAATAACAGGATCACTATTAGTAAGTGGTTCTGACTCCACTCTGGAAATGTTTGGAGGATATCGACTGTATCCCACCGGAGTGAGCACACTTCCTTACACTGCATCACAAACAGACTACATCATTGCAGTCAGCGCATCTGTTGGAGTCAATCCACACGGTGTAGAGCTCCGACCATTTGAGTACGGCAGGACATTCGTCGTCAAGGACGTGAGCGGATCGGCCGCTGCTGACAACATCACAGTGACCGCGGAGGGTGGTGAGCTGATTGATGGAGCCTCTTCCTATGTGCTATCAATCAATAGAGGCTCAGCGACATTCGTCTACTTTGGACCAACAACAGGATGGGGAGTGGTCTAAATAGAATTAGACAAAAATTTAATCTAGATTCCAGTAGCCTGATAGTTGATATCTACGTCTTCTGCAGAAGCTCTTACAACCACATTCCACTGTCCAGAAATTAGAGATACGCTCTCTACGTACACTGAGTAGTTGCCGTCACTGTCAACTGGGCTCACTGTGACAGTTGGCGGCGCAGTGAAAGGCGCTGTGAGAAGAATTGTGACAGTGCCACCTGCGCCCACTGTGGCTGTCCCTGTCTCCCACTCAAAGTCAACAAGCCTCACATCACGCTCCTATGTAGATCGCCTGGACTGCGACCTGTGCAGTAATATCAGCTGAGGCACGAACTGTGATGCCCGTCTTGCTCACTGTGTAGGCGTAGACGTTAACTGATCCAACGGGATTTGAGTTCGTGAGTAGAGTGACAGCGACTGCAGGAACATCTGTAAATGCCTCAGAGAATGTGGCCGACTTTTCACTCTCCTGATTTAGGTCAATGATGAGTGTCTCGATCTCAACGAGCTTATCGGCAACATACCTTGGAACAGGAAGGTGGCGAACTAGCGGGTACTTCTTCTGAATTCTACTGACATCCGTCAGCTTAAACTTAGTTCTTGCCATCGTCTTCTCCTAGGTGTAACTATCGCTCAGAGTGCCTTTGATGCAAGAGTTGCCAGCGCGGACCTCTCGCCCTTTGGCAGGTGAATGTGGGCGACTAGACCACTGTCCCTCATCTTGTTGATAACGATGGAGAGGCCGTTGGACCGCTTATCGATGTAGGGAGTGTCTACCTGATCCGTGTCGCCCATGAGGACGATCTTGGTGTTCTCACCAACACGTGTGATAATCGTCTTCAGCTCGTGGATGGTGGCATTCTGCGCCTCGTCGACGATCACGAATGCGTTGCTGAACGTCCTTCCTCGAATGTAGGAGAGCGGTGAGATCTCGATCTGACCCTTGTTCACCATCATCTCAAAGTAAGACATGTCCTTGAAAGCGTGCCTAAAGTTGTCGACGAGGGGAGACATCCAGGGTGCCATCTTCTCCTTGATGTCACCAGGAAGGTAGCCTAGGTCTCGACCAACAGGCTGGATAGATCGCGTCACGATGATCCTCTCGTACTTGCCTGACTGCTGTCCCTCTAGGGCACTCATGAGCGTCAGGAAGGTCTTGCCTGATCCCGCGATTCCTGTCAGGCACACGAGGCTCACACTGTCGTCGGTGAGCGCGTCGAGGGCAAAGTGCTGCTCCTTGTTCTTAGGGCTAATGGCTCCGATCTTCTTAAACTCTGCTGTCTTGAGGCGGCGAAGCTCTCCGTCCGTGTACCTGCACAGGACACTGCTGCCTGTGTCCGACTTGCAGATGACATACTCATTCTCCAGGAGCGCTACCTCCTTTGCGCCTGACGACCAGTGAACGTATCCCTGTGAGTAGACCTCAGAGACCACCGACGGTGACACCAGGATGGTCCTGGTGACATGGTCTTCATCCTCCTGAAGGTTTATGTAGTCCTTGTAGTAGTCCTCGGATTCGATCCCCAGGGCATCACACTTTACTCGGAGATTGATGTCCTTGGTGACGACAATGATGGGCTTCCTCTTGTTCTTTGCCTTGAGGCTGAGCGCAACAGCAATGATCCTGTTGTCGCCCTTCTTGAAGTCCAGGTCCACGTGCAGGAGGTCATCAGGCTCCTGAGTGAAGACTTGAACAGTCTGGTCTGCCTCCGGAAGCTTTACTCCCTTGTCAAGACGGCCGTGCTCTCGGAGTCCATCGAGGTACCTGTTGACGTGTCGGGCATTCTCTCCGACAATACCAGGCTTCTCCTTGTTCCTATCTAGCTCATCGAGGACAATGAGTGGAATCACCACATCGTTCCCCGGAAAAGATCTAATAGAGTCTTTGTCGTACAGCAGAACCGATGTGTCGATTACGAATGTCTTTCTCACTCTTGTCTCATTTTCCCAGCGTCAAGCTGTTGGTGTTGTACACACATTTGCTTTATAGTACTATTCAACCAACAGTAAATATCACACTGGAGGAGGCCGCTTGACCAAGTTTCATCTCACATGCTTTAAGGCTCACGAGGACCTAGGATTAGGATGCAAGAAGGCGGCATGCCGACAGTGGATGAAGAGCCCGACTCACAACAACTGTGCCATTATAGCGGCAAAGTCAGGACCCATGACGCTCCAGGAGATTGGTGAGGTCTTCGATGTGACCAGGATGAGGATCTGCCAGATAGAGAAGACGATTCTAAAGAAGCTGGCTGATCACACCGAAGATCTCGCCTGATCAGGCGCAGCCGCCGAGCATCGCGATGGCGATCAGTCCTGGAAGGCTCTCCTTGACGTACACACCCGAGAACAGAGTCCTTGTCCGGCCTCCGACATACGAGAACGATGCCTCGAGGCGCTTGCTCACGTCTGGGTCTCCCGCCATCTGCTCGGTCGCGACGAGGAGTAGGACACCCGTCTCAGACTGGCCTGTCGTCGTGGGACATGGGCTAGCCTTCAAGCAGCCCTGGAAGATCGTCGCGCCGAGGTCGGACCTTCCAACGTCCTTCACGACTGTGCTGCCAATCACGTGCCGTCCAGGTGTGCCAAGGCACTTCTCAAGGTCCTTGGAGTCAAACGTCTGGATCGCGCTGTGCTCAGAGGCGAGCTTGAGGACCTGAGCAAAGAGCTTAGCAAAGTTCTTGTTGGCTGTCGGGAACATGTCGAGCATGCCCACCTTGCCTCTAAGAAGCTGCAGCTGACGCTCATTATCGAGGACGAGGTGAGGCTCAGATGCAACAGACTTTAGGGCAGCCTCATAGTTTGAGGAGATCGTGGGATTGAGGAGCTCCTGTGCTGTAGGCCTTGAGATGATGTAGAACACCTTGCCTGATGCCTCATTGGATCGAAGGTGGCGCTTAAAGGCGTCATCAAGAGCGTATCCAGCGCTTCCTGTTCCACCTCCACCTCCAAGGAGAACAAAGAGCCAGTCGACCTTTCCAAGCCTCGTTCGAAGGGCGTCCTCAACGAGAGCAGAGTTCTCTGATAGGACCTTTCGGCCAAGGTTGACATCCTTGCCAACACCATCGGCACCAGGAATCAGTAGAAAGTGTGCGGGATCGACGCCATTTGGTTGGTCCTTGGTAGTAGTATTGACCAGGATCGTCTTTGTGAAGCCCACATCGAGGAATGCCTTCGCAAGCTTTCCTCCTCCGCCGCCAACACCAACAAATCCGCACCTAACAGCTGAGACTGCAGAGTTCTCAGGAAGGAGTCTATCGTCTGCCTTTGCGGAGTCATCATACGCCTCCACAAATCCAAAATCATCTGCTTCAAAGTCACCGTTACTCATTGCTTCTTCTCCCTTTTCACTTTTTTTTTGAGAGTTTTAACTGCCTCACCATCAACAGGGACATCAACTGTCGGAGCAGAATCAGGCTCACTTACAGGTGAAGCTTCAATATCTGGCGGAGCCTCTATAGCTATCTTCGTCTGCTCAGCACTTTCTTTCTTTGCAGGCTTTTTCTTTGCAGGCTTCTTTGTCTCAGTAGACTCATGAGCAGCTGGTTCAGGCGCACTCTTCACTTCGACTTCATTGACAGGCTCGGGTGTCAAGCTTGAGTTAACCTGTTCCTGAACAGGGTCTAACTCTTGGAAAGGTGGCTCAGGCTGACGAGGAGGAGCCGGCGGCTCTTTTCTCTCCTCGTTCGGATGATTGTAACCAAGCATTCTAGTCATTGATGACGGCATGACAGTCTCCTAGTGGAGGCGATGGGAGTCGAACCCATGTCCGAAACACTTCTAAGTCCAAGTCATTCACAAGCTTAGGTAGTTTCTCTAACTACCAACCAATCTGCAGATTGCCAACCATCCCTATGCAGAGTCAGGATCCACCCACTACCAGTGGGGTAACCATTTTGCCCCAGAATTTTTGACCGCTGTTTCATCCGGCAATCCATCATTCTTTTGTGCGGCTGATGAAGGCCACATGATCAGGCAGCGAGTGCGAGATCAGAGTAAGAGTTATCGTTCGCTCTTATTGTTTCGATCCGTTAAGGACGGAATCATGTCCGCTTGCACTCAAACTCTTCAGCGCCCCGTCGAATCCAGTGCGCCCCCGATGTGATCAGTCCTTCTTCGACTTCTCGGACTCAATGGTGAGCTTCACCATCTCGGCAGCTGCACTCTTGAGGCTTCGAAGACCCTTGCGAGCGCGAACACCCGCAGAGGCATTTCCACCGGCATTCTTGTGAACATCGAGGTCGATGCTCTCAACGATGAGCTTAAGCTCCTTCCACTTATCAAGTACACTCATTTTCATTTCTCCTTGTTATTCACTTAGTATGGGTGAGCCAGAGGTGTCAATATTGCCCTTGACAGCACCAACAATTGCGAGCATCCTTCCCCTGTCCTCAAGCTCGAGGGCAAGCAGCTCTATCGTCTTCATGAGCGTGAGCTGACTCACGCCAAACTTTCTAATCTCCTGGACGATCTCACGCGCAAGAAACGTGTGGGAAGCGTCCTCCTCAGACAGCTTCTTGTCAGAGAACTCATCTGACATCTTGAGCTTTCTATCCTCAATCATTCGATCTCTTCCCTGCTTATGTAGCTCTCTAGAGAGAATCTATCCTTTGCCACAATCGTGAGAATTTTTCCAACGATCTCACCGTCAACTGTTTCTCTTGTGAGGATGATCTTATCACCCCACCTCTGCTCATCTAGACTAAACTTGACGTGCTCCCATATTGGAAGCTCACACTTGTAGGTCTCAAGGAGGCTTCTCACGTCTGAGGGCACAAAAAGCTTGACCTCATCAATTGTCGTAACAGACCTCAGCTCATCCTTGCCAGGAATCACTTCGGACTTACATATGTCGTACACCTTGTGAACTGCGTTGCAGTTATTGCACTGAACGTACTTTGGAACAACTGTGTCATTGTCTAGGACAGAGAACACAATAAACTTATGAAACACCGGATTTGCAGACTTCCTAAACTGAGGAAGAATGCAGTGACACTGAACGAGGTGTTTCTGACAGGATCTCATATCACTTCATGAGTCGAAGGACAGCGTCAGTGCCGCGCCGCATACCGGCGTCAATCTCGGATGTGACAATGTTTGCGATCGTGGTGAGATCGGCATCAGAAACTGTGAACTTCTTGTCATTCCTGGCTCTTGCAAGAGCGCTCACGACCTCAGTCTTGACGATGTCACCCAAGTCCAGAACTGCTCTTCCTACCTTTGTCTCTAGGCTCATATTATTCCTTAATCAGTTTGACCTGATATTTGTCTGTTCAACATTATTGCCAACAGCGACTATTCTGTAAAACATTTCCTACTTTGCGTGCTTATCTGCCACACCTGAGGACGCCCATGAGTCAGGCTTGCAGTGAAATCCCAGACCAACAGAGCAGACCCATGACCTGATCTGACCTAGAAAGTTGAACGTCTTGTGCCGTGGATCTGAGTTCACGTCAGCGTGAACGACTATCCTGTTGTGTGACACAAATTGTGTCAGTGAGACTGCGACATCCACAGAGTAGGACACCTCCTCCATAATTCGCTGTCGGAGGCTTCCGTACTTTCCGTGCTTCTCGATTCTCCTGAAGTAGTAGTCAGCGCCTTTTCCCTGCTCGTAGAGACAGACAACTGTTGCGAACATGTGAGAGTCCAGCTGTCCCTTTACCTTGTGAGAGTCAGTTCCAACATGCACAGTGTACTGCCTATTAGACAGGATTCGTCCTACAATGTGTGAGAACTCTACCTGCTTTCCTGATGCGGGATCGAACCAGACAGAATTCTCGGCGAGCATTTCACTTTCTTGTGTCACTGTAGATGATTCCTCCTATCTTGCTCATGTTTGACGCGCATGATATCGCGCTCTTTAGGCCGGCGATTAGAGTTGTCGAAGGAAATGTCTCGCTTATAAGGCACAATCGTTCCATTACTCTCGACATCTTCTTAGACACCTGCAGCTCTGCTGCTTTTCTTACGTCTATCACGCCACTTCTAGATCCTGCTCTGAATAGACGAATGTGTGAGTTTATGCGATCCGTGTAGACTCCTCGCAGGTCCTTGAGGTCATCGCCTAGAGTAATAACGACACCCTCACCCATGAGGCACGAAAGGCGCCTGTCAAATACACCTGTCTCTATCTCTGACGTCGATTTAATTCTCGCTTCTCTTAGACGCTTCCTCTGCGACTTCACAGACGACTCAGAACGCTTGTTCTGCACAACTAGAACACCTAGTTCGAAGTTGATTCTCGCCTTATCGACACTAATAAGGTCCTCCCACTTTCGTGAGCTAATAATCTCTCCCTTGAATGTGCTTATGGTGTCGCACAGAGTTACTGCAGAGATGTCGTTTAGTAGGTTTGCGCCGAACTCATCGAAAGGAACAATGAGTGGAACAACCCTCAGGTGTCCGTGGTGCCAGTTGACTCCGAGAGTGTTCTGAACATCAGGACTGTAACCTCGAGCAACGATAATGAGCGGTGTTTTGGAAGTGTATGACTCCTGAACAACGCCATCGATCTCTGACATGTTCTCAACAATGCCGTCAATGGAGAGCACTCTTGGGTCTTCGAGCTGCCTCTCTCCCGATTGACTTGCTGATGTCAGAAAGACATCAGGACATGTGACAGGAAATTTGTATCCGCTCACTCTTCTGACCTCAGTCTTGTATCCCTTGTCGAC